ACAACCTTTGGAACTCCTGCAGCTCCTACCACTAGTAGTTTCAATTTCCAATTAACTAAACCTGCTGCCCCTACCTTTGGAACACCTGCTGCACCTACCACTGGAACTTTCAACTTTCCATTGGCTAAACCTGCTGCTCCTACCTTTGGAACACCTGCAACTCCTACCACTAGTAGTTTCAATTTCCCAATGACTAAACCTACCACTGTCAATCTTCCTCCTATCCCGCAGAAAGGTTCAAAGAAAAGTAAAAAAAAAAAGATTTTGAAGAAAACTATCAAGAAAGCAAGAATAATAAAAATAAAGATAATTAAGAAGAAGTAATATGATCATTTAAATCACTTAAGTCACTCAAATCACTGATTTCACTTAAAACATCATCATCTATAGAAACCACTTTTTTATAATTATCATATAACTTCAAGCCAATACTAATCATATCAATATTATATTTATTTTGTATTTCATCATTGATGGATAATAAAACTAGATATTTATAATATTCATCACCGGCAATTTTATATTTTACAATCTTATCATTAAAATAATTGGGTATAATGCAATTGCCAAATAAAAGAATTGATAATATCAGATTGTTTTTGATGGCCATATAGTTATAATAGAGATGTCTAACATAACTCATTATTACTTATAAATAAAAAATGATTATATATTTTATATATTTTACGATATAATGGAAGATATACGTTTATTTATGAAAAAGAATGCTGCTAACATTTATAAACTATCAATAGCTTATAGAGATACTTGTACCCTTTATAAATATAAATTTGATGATTTCACTTTACTATTCAAGGAAACTGAAAATGGTATTGAATTTCATTATCAAAAGAAGGATTATTCGAATTTTAATGAAATTCAATTGCTTTTATTTGATTTATTTGATTATAAAAATATCGAATATATTGATGTCTTTCTGCAATTAAAAATAGAAAGATCAAAAATACCAATTCGTATCGAAGATATTTATAATGATTATTATGATGATATGAATAAGGAACTCATTTGTGTTAGGAATTTAATCATAAATGAAGAAAAAATAATTAAATTTAAAATTGTGGTTTATGATGAACATGAATATAAACTTTATTATAATTCTGAAACTATCTCTGGTTTTAATGAGATATTAGAAAAAATAAACAAACTATTATAAGAGACTACTTAAGTCTGCTTTTTTTATTTCATCTTTATGATTTTTGAAAACGTTTGTGATATAACTATAAGCATCATTTATCTGTTCAAACGAAACACCTCCAGTAATTAAGACACTACCACTTTCAAAGATCGCAACAGTAATCTTCTTACAATCCTTCAATCCATTACCGCTTCCCTTACCGAAACAATTATCACAACATCCACAAATTCCATTCTGCTTATCCTTATTTTTATTCCAGAAAAACTCCAATTTTACTCCATGATACTTACCTGGCTCAAAACTACATTTATTATTATATTCATCACTGATAAGGATTTTATGTAAAACTTTACGTCGGATAATAAATTTATCCGTCATTTCAGGATTTGTAAAGGTTTTGAAATCAGTGTTAATCATCCGAATGTGGAAATTATTGAAACCAATGGCTTCATTAAAATCTTCATTAGAACTAATCTTCGGATTCAATTTATGAATACGCTTCACTTCATCAATAACTTGATTTACGATAAGAGTTACATCATCTTTATTTTTAACACCAGTAATTTGAATATTACCATTTTTGAAAATTTTCAAATTAGGATAATTATCAGATTTATATAAGACAGTTACTTGATTATCAAATGAAGTCTTTTTTGTAGTATTCTTAACAGTTCTTTTCTTTTTTGGATAAACCCCTCTTTTATTGTCTCCTTCAATCTTTGGATAATGTATCCAAATGAAATTCGACTTACCCTCTATATTAAAATTCTCATAAAGAACAACTAAATCAATATTAATTCCTAAATCGACGTTACAAGTAATTGTGCTAACCTTATAAGGAGTAAAATAAATATTATCCATTAGAAATTAATTTGATTACGATATATAAAGGTTTTAAATCCTTATATCATTTTTTATTTTCCTGAAATCTTATTTAAATAAGAGGTGTTTAGGATTTCTGTCGTTGAATTTGCAGCTATCATGGGTGGTATATTTAAGATATAGGTTTTATCATTATTTGAATGAGCTTCTCTGAATTCATCTATAGTCATTGTTCCACCAAACATCTTTAATAGATATTTAGATGGTGCAGGTCTTATTGTTTTTGTTATTCCACATTTCTTTGCAATCATTTGTATCCAACTGTTAATTTCCCAAACTTTATCACTTCCGCCGTTAATAGAGAAGTTATAAGCACTCTTGCATTCAAATGAACAAAAATAACCATTTACATAATAAGTATCATTAATGGAATCGTAATTATAGGGCATTCCATAAACATTTCCCTCAATTAAATGACAACACCAATAACAATGAATATTATTTTTATTTTGAAAATTATTTATATTTGTATTACCATGATAAAATTCATTATCACATGAAATATCACTTACATCATTATTAAAATAACAAATACTCTCATAAGGAGATGGTTCATCCACAATTCGATCATCATTTTTTTCATTATTAATAATAGCATTAATCTTATTTTGTGATATCGGTATTTGAATTATAATATCATTGGTATCATTTTCACGTATCATGCTATCAATGATATTTTTCTTATTGGACTTTTTTACAACCACATCACTTACAACTTTCTTTCGAGGCATATTAAAAATATATTACTCCTTATTTTCTTAAGTAATTAAAGAAGACTTCTTTAATAGTTCCTACTAGTTTATTTAAATCCTTAGTTTTTTCCTTATTAGGAATAACAGTTGGACATTTAGATGATATATTTCTAACCTCTTTTTGAAGTTCTTGTAAAGCATTAATAAAATAAACAAAGGAAATTATAATAACTACAAATACAATAAATAAAGTTAAATCCATTATTTATTATAAATAAAAAAATTAAACCCGGAATGCATATTCCATTGTATTATTGATATATCTCATGATATTAATAGTTCTCACGTAATAATTCAATCGATATTTATAATTATAAGGAGCTACCTTAGCACCTATTTTTGTTAATTTATCATTTAATTCAGAGTTATCATCCTTATTGGTGTATATATAGAGAGATGTTTGAATGGTTGAATTATCTGCACAACCCGATGGTTGACTTCTTTCTGGAAATAAAGCATATGAATAACAATATATACCTTGTTTTGGAATACTCGTATGATGTCTATGAGGCTGAATTATATTGAAGAAATTAGCATCATTTTCAGCAACCCTCTCAATGGTTCTATTATACATAATCATAGCCTTGCTCATAATAGGTTTACTATTATTTTCAACAATACTATTGGTATAATTAGTGAGATTGTTAAAACGATAATAATCATCTCTTTTCAAAGTCCAAATAATTTCCTTAACTGGAGTATTTACCCCTTGTAAAGTAATTTCATTGACTAGATCGACACCAGGATTAACAACAGATTCAGTACTCATTACCATCTTATCAACGATAATATCAATTTGAGGTGTTATGTTAAGTTGAGTTAGTTCATAGTTATTCAAAAATGTGATATTGGCTTCAATATAAGCATTTATTTGTTTATTTACGACAAATGTATCAAATGAAATCTTATCATTTGGATTTAATTCATTATAAAAACTTGGACTTATAAATAAATTCAATTCACTTGAATAAACTTGATAAAGATTTTCAATACTTTCAAGTGTAATTTCTAAATAGAAATTTCTCGCAATTCCAATTTTAGCTAACAAAACGCCTAATGATGGATTTTTACTAAAATTAAAAGCTAATGGAACGATAATTTCTGTTCCTTTAATAGATGGGGTTCCGGTTGCTTTATTACCAATTGGATAAGCATTTGCATATCTATTATTATTGATAGTAATTACAGGAATATCCATTTTAGGATTAAAAAAACTACTTAAATTACCTGTAATTTTATTAAAATTATCTTTTACATTTTCACTTAATTCATTCGAAATTAATAACCATTCGCCTGTAAGAACGTCAAGGACTTGATTATTATAAACTAATTCAGCCTTTTTTATTAATAATGTTCCAAAATTGGGTATCCATCTAAATTTATGAATATCACTCGAGTAGATATCAGGTAATTTATATCTAAAATAAATACCGTTGAGAACATTACCTACATTCGTTATATAACACCTAAATTTATTTTCATTTCCACTTAAATAAGGTTGGGTTCCATCGAAATATAATTTTTGTGTATCCATTGCAAAATTTGTGTGACGTTTGTAGACAAATTTATAATAACTCATAAGAGGTACAATATTTGCATCATTTGGTGTACCAATTAAATATGATATTGAACTACTATCTGCTGTTACAAGTTGTGCTAAAGGACCTGTATTAGTCATTTATTACTACTATTATTTTATTTTTTATATTGGTTTAAGTGGTAATTCACTCTCATTTTCGGTATCATACATATCAAAATTAACTTTATTTCCAAGTTGGAAAGTTCTTGTAGTATTTGCAGCTAATTTAATTAAAGTATTATCAAATTTACTATTATATAATTTCAATACATCATCACCAGAAAGGGCATAATTATGATAAGTTAGATTGGCAATTTTTAGAGGAACATCTTGTGTTATTTCATCTGTTTCAGTTATTGGTGTTATAGTATTTTGTTTTAAAATGTTAAAATGTGGGAAAGGATTTAAATATAGATATCCAGCATTTTTCTTCATTACAGTTGAATAGCTGTTGGTATTATTTTCATTTGAAAGATCTGTATTTAATGTAGAACGATCTGATATTAATGTTCCATTAAAATAAATTTTACAATTAGTTCTGTTTACAAATAATTCATCTTCATTAGCAGGATTTTCTTGCATCACTATTGTTATCATATTAAAGGTTTTATTATACATACGATTATCAATATTTTTTATTCCTAGTTTATTTTTCTTACTATCTAATCTAGTTGCAGCTCTGCAATTTAACTTTTCGGATGATGAATTAAATGTATCAGGATGATTAATGTTATTATATTCAACTATTATTTCAGTGCCGTCATTACTAATTTTTACTAACGGATTTTTTACTACAACATAAGATCTTGGATTTTCAGTATTGGTCACAGTATCACAACTATAATTATATTGATTATAAGGTAGTTGATTTTTAATACCCTTGTAAAATAAAACTATGTATCTATCTTTTACTGCGGTAGTATCAATAAGAGTATTCTGATAATCTCTAATATTATAATATAACCAGAAATTATATGAGTATTCTGCACCTCCATTTTGATTTACAGATGGATTTAAGTCTTTATAATAAGGACTATCTTTATTAAAAGTTTCAACCACACCCATGGGATTATCAAATTCATAAATTCCTTTAAATATAAAGGTATCATGTTTATTCGTATTAAATAATTTAATGGAATTTACGTATTCTGTATCAAATATTGAATAGGCAATAAATCCCATTATTAATATTAAGAAAATTGCTAATACGATTTGAATAAATATATCCAACATTTCTATTTAATTATATATATTTTTATATTTTATAAATGGGACTTCTTACGCCATAATTGGCTAATCCTAATCTTGATAATACACCTCCAATTGGTCCACCCGTATAATCATCATAAACATCTTTTTGATTTAATTCATAATTATAAGTGGTTACCTTTGATAATAATCCTGAATATCCAGGACCTTCGGCAAAATCATTAGGGCTTCCTCCAATATTTAAAAATCCTTGAACATTCAAATTTAAATCCCTCAAATCTTTAACACCTGTTAAAATTGAATCAATTTCACCTGTACTTGTGCTATTTACTAAATCCCCATCTACATATACATAAATATAGTTCTTATAAGAATTAGCATTACATACAACAGCAATATGAACCCATCTTTGCAATGGAACATAAGGAACTACAATTCCTTGTTTCATAAATTCACCAATACCAGCATCTAATTGGGAATATTTAAATTCGGCAGTACTTCCTTTCTTTGAGAAACGGATATAAAGACGATTATTATCTTTATCAAGGAATATATAAGGTGATGATGCATTAATATTAGAAACATTTTCACTTTCATTGATATTAAAAACGTTCTTATACATTCCTTTATATTTATTCATGTCATGAAGATAGATCCAGAAGGTAAATGTACGTCTTTCACCATTTCCAGTTTTATCATAATTGAATTTTATTTTGCGTTTTTCTGTACAGACAATGGGTGTTTTTGTTTCATCAGCCACTACTTTCACTTGTAAGAATAAACGGGTGGTTATCAAATAATAGAGAGTATAAGCTAATAATACACATACAATTACAACAGCAATAAGACCAAAATAAAGATATCCACTGCTAAATATTGAATTATAATTTTCCCGTACTTTCTCTGTTAGAGTTGAAGAAGTACTTGAAAATGCATTTTTTAAACTATCGAGAGGGTTAAAAGAACTAGAAGGTGAATCCATATTTATATCTATCTAATATTAATAAATAAATTTTCTATTTATCAATGTTAAATGATAATTTCCAATATGCTGGAATGGAAACGATTTATTATAATTTGATTTATTTGTTTTTTTTTGTAATGATAAATAACTTAACATCTTCGTAAAATTGCTAAGTCTTAAATTTTTATTTTTCTTATTTGGAATTTTAAATAATCCCTCTATAATACATATAAATAGTTCTATTCCTATTTCATTACATCTACTCATAATGATATCAAAATAACATAAATTTATCATAAATGATTTATAAAAAAGTTCTTTTTGTTTTTTAATTCCTTTTCTATTTTCATACAATTCCGTAATTAAATTTTCATGGAAGTTTAATGGAATTATCCATTGTTCCTTATTTATAATTCTACGCAAATTATTACGATTAAAAACATTTGAATATAAATCATCAATGGCAATTATATCATCATTATGATTAAAATAGGTATCAGTAACAATACGAATTGCATTTGATAAATTAAAATCAGGACTATCAATTATTTTTGTCACCTCGCTAAATTTAATATCATTTTTATAAGACTTTAATATTTCATAAATTTCATTATCCGATAGTTTTGGAGTTTCAAAAATCTTACATTTCTTTTTAATATCTCCCAATCGTTTTACATTATTATTATTAATAATGCAAATGATCGGTATATGTTTAAGTTTATCCGTATTTGTTTGTATGAAATTATGAAGAGTTATATTAATAGTACTATCTAAAGATAATAAGATATCAAAGTCATCTATAATAATAATCTTACGCGAATGGTTATTCGTCAATGTTTGAATTAACGACGAAACAAAACTTTTATATAAGAGATCACTTAATTGAGCGGAAGTACAACAATTAAAACTATCAATGTTTATTATAAATAATTCCAAGTTTTTACATAAATTATTAATGCAATATGTCTTACCAATTCCACTATAACCAGACATAAATATACAAGAATTAAATGACAGTTTCTTATTTTCATAACTACCTATAATCCAATCCTTAATGATATCCATTTTAACTTCTTATTTAGCCACAATTCTTATAATGAGATAAATGTAATAAGAAAGGATCGCTAGAATTGGATATATGATATCTAAGGTAATCATAGTTTTTCCATTATAAGTTTTAATGGTTCCATTTTGATGAAACATTATAGATGGTTTTAATATAAATAAAAGAAGAAGGAGTAGGATATAAATAAGGATAGGTATTAGTATCATCACTATTATTCTATAAATTAATTATAGAATAAATGATTATTAATTTAATAATTGTAATAGCAGTAATTATAATATTTGTAATATTCATCTCTTATCAAATAGAAGCTTTCACAGATAAGAATTATACGAATACAAAAGAAATTTCTCCTAATTATTATTCCTATAACTCATATTTACCTTATGATATCATCAGTAAAAATAAGGATGATATGATTTATGATTACGGAAATGATGAATTAAATGAAATTTTTCGAAAAAAGTTTAATATTGATTATAAAAAGGTGATTACTTTAAGTGATGGTATTAATTGGTCTAAATGGAATGATATTAATGAAATTAATCATTCAACGAGACTATATAACTATTATTCGAATGTTATCGATGATTTCTCAAAGGGTTTAAATGACAGTTGTTTTGACATTAATGGATCCAAATATAAAATCATTAAACATCATCTTAAAAGATATAAATATTCATTGGATAATGCAACCACCAATTTATTAGATATTAGTGTTCTTATTTATCGTGAAAAAAGACCTTTAGCTAAACATTTGAAAATCCTTGCATTATGTAATGGTATTTATACCAATTTCTTAATGATTAAAGTTATTGGTGTTGTACCTGAATGTCAAATAAAAACATCTATTTCTACTTATGATATCACAAATGATGACGATAAGTATAGTCATTTTACACCTACTGAATACGTCAATTATGATATGAATAGTTTTATTTATGATACGAATGATAAATTGGCCAATTCGGAGGCCGAGGCTGCTGTTTATTATAATCTACTTAAGGATTTAAGATAATAATAGTAATAAAAAAGTATGTCTCATTTCGAATACGTTATCGCAGCTGAAGTCACACCCGAATTTGAAGAAAAAACAAAAGAACTACTCAAAAGAATTCAAGATGGTACTGCTTTTTACAACCTTACCAGATATACAGATGAGCCTCTTGAAGGAGAAAAGAAATATAGAACTATTATTCTTACATCTGCTTGGAATGTATGGCCTCCTCTTTTTGAGTTGTTGAAAGGTGCTAACGCCACTTACATGGTTTATCATAAACATAGAATTATGTAGAGAATTTATTCCATTCCATACGTATATCTTCCATTATTTTTATAATTTCTTTACAATTATCAATAAAGAATTGTTTATAAATCTGAGTATCGTCGGTTGATAATGAGAAACGAACAATAAGACGATGAATGAGAGGATGAGGACAAATATATCCAACATAAGAACAGTTATAGGACTTATATTTATTTTCATCTCGAATATATTTATTATGAAGGAGGGATTGAATAATGTTACCTAAGGTGTCATCTTCATTATCAATTTGAAAGTTGTATGAGTTTTCACAACTAGGAACGGCTTCAATAGGAATTGCATCTTCATTTAATTTCATCATTAAATTTTCTAGTTTTTCGATGATAATATCAATTGCCTTTTTAAATAGATATTTATAAGAAAGACCATTTACAGATTCTATTTGAAAATTGATACTAATTGGATCACCATACTCATTTCTGATATAATTTCTTTGTTTATCGAGGATGTTATCTTTTGTTTCTTTATCAGTTTCAACAAAGAAGAAATTGGCTAGAGATACAGGTGAGAAAGCAGCATTCAATTTACCAGTTCTTTTAATGGCTGTTGCAGTCACATGAATTTGCTCGGTGGGTCTTAGACGAGTGATAAGGATATGAGATTTAGTAGTTTTATTAGGAGGAAATAAGGCTTCTAATTCCTTTTTTGTCAAATCTCTGTCTTTATAAGTACCTGTGAAATGTTCAGTGGTAATATTTGTAATTTCATTTGTTTTATTTTTAATATTTAATTCAAATTTATAATCATCATCCTCATAACTTTCAGTAACTGTTTCATTTACATGAATTGGAATTAATCCAATTCTATGAATCATAAATTCATTATGAAGAGGTCCTGAGTTAAATGGGATTTTAATGGTGGGTTCATCTTCGCCATAAAAACCAACCACTGGAATTTCTGAAAGTAAAACTCTACGAATGGAATTTACGATAGCTAAATCAACATTCGATATTAGAAAAGAATGTCTATCTGCCTTATCGTGATAATTATAACTTGAAAACATCTTATTCTTTATTTAAGATATTTATAATTTTTTATGTCATTTTTTTAATTTTTAATTTGTATTTAATTTAATAAATGATTTTATTTTATAGTACGAGTTGTCAGCATTGTTCTGTTTTATTAGATACTATCAAACGTCATGATACTAAAAAAACTATTAAATTAGTTTGTATTGATACAAAGATTTCATTAGTAAAATCAAAAATTACCAACGTTCCTGCTCTTATGTTTCTTCCCACTAAAGAAGTGATTTATGGTAAAGCCGTATTTGACTATCTCTTATTACCCAATCGTGGTTATTTATTTTCAAATAATAGCACACGTGAAAAAGGAAGTAATGATCCATCCTCATTAAATGCACCAGTTCCGATGAATAATCAAATTGCAGTTGATGAACCACATGCATTCGCATTAGGAAGTGTATTGGGAGATAGTTATAGTGATATCGATGATAATAATTCAGCTATTTCTGTAAATAAAAATTATAAATGGGATTTAATTGATGGCGCATCTATTTCTCCTCCACCTGTAGATAAAGACTTCAAAGAAAAGGCTGACAAAAAATTACCATCTCTCGAGGAATTAACGAAAGAAAGAGAAAATCTATTTAAGGATATTAAATAATCTTAAATATATATAAAAATAAATGAGTACATCCATAATCATATTTAATCAATATTATTATGACCTTTTAACTAAAATCAGAACCGTCGCAAAAAAGCATAAGGATAATAGTACCACAGCTGCAAAGGTAGTAGAAGTCGTAAAGGAGCATTATAAAGAATTTGATAAATCATCGAATGATTATGTGTCATTTCTCAATGAGAATTGTAATGAGGATTTTTGGAAATCTTATGTGGATGTAAGCAAGGAAGAATGTGATGATTGGCTTAAAAAAGATGAGGTAAAGAAGGTTTGTCTTTATAAGGATATCACTATTGCTGATATAACTAAACTTCTTCGAGATAACTTCCTGTGTCATCATTATTTGAGTGTTTTATATATTTTTAAAAATGAAATGACTGACGATGAGGCTGCAAATATCCTTAAAATCCTCCAAACATTCCAAGAGGAGTTTGATTTGGAAAATAAAGACATTAAAAAAGTAATTGAACGTCTCAATTCTATTAAAACTGATAAGGTCAAATCAGAATCTAATTTTGATGGAATGGATAACCTCAAGGATACTACAATTGGCAAGATTGCTAAGGAAATTATTGATGATGTAAATATTGATAAACTTAAGAGTTCTCTTTATAACAATGACGGAGACATCTTTAAAGCTCTTGCCAATCCCGAGAATGGTTTAGGTGAGTTATTTACGACTGTTGGCAGTAAGGTTACAAATAAAATTTCTTCTGGTGAATTAAACCAAGAGGCGATTATGAAGGATGCTATGAAATTTGCTTCTTATATGTTTGGTAAAGGCGAGGGAGGTGGTGGAATGGATGATGCATCAGGATTTAATATGGCAGATATGATGAAAATGATGAGTGCTATGAATGGAATGGGTGGGGGCAAGAAGGGTAGTAAAATGAGTATGAATAAACAAGGATTGCGAAATCTTGCGAAAAAGGCTGAATTACAAAAGAAATTGGCTGCTAAGAAAGGAAAGTAATCACCTTTATTTTTTTTATAATTCTTTTCAATAGAAAGAGATGAATTTTAAGGAAAAGTTAATAACGGTTGCATCAGTTATCATTTTCATATCTGTGATTGCTGCTTTAATTTTCAGAGAGATCGGTTTTATCCTATTTGGATTAATTATGTGTATCTTTCTTTTTTATATTTATTTATATAACGAAGAAATTAAAGTAAAAAGAAGAGAAAGATTAGATTTTTTTAATAGAGATATAATTAATCAAAAAACTTGTATAAAACCAAGCAAAAATAATCCTTTTATGAATCCAAATTTTATAGATAAAACTAATATAAATTTAAATGCATGTAGTGTTGACAACACTAAAATAAGAGATAACATAAATACTTATTTTAAAGATCCAGTTTTTAAAGATGTTATTGATATTTATGATAGAAAGTTTTCCGAACGTCAATTTTATACCGTTCCTGCAACAACCATTCCAAATGATCAAGAAGCTTATGTGAAATGGTTATATTCTAGAGATAAAACTTGTAAGGAAAATAATGGAGAAAGATGCTATTATAATATAATATAAAGTATAATTAGAATATATGGATAAAACAACTTATTTCGATTATCAAAATAATTTATGTTCGGACAGTTGCTGGCAAGACTTCTTAAATAAAGGTAATGATAAAATTCTTAATTACAGCACCTTTGAAAATTATGCTCAATTATTACCTTGTGAAAGTCCTAAAGTTAGAGTTCCTGAATTTATGTTTGACCATCCCAATTTGAGAGGTCGAGCTGGTTATGGTTTAACTGAACCGTGTTTAGTAGATACTTATAGTGATCTATTAATGAATGATGAAATGATGACCAGAGACAGATGTCGTATTCAATTAACACAAAGAATTTTCACCGGAGTTCCTCAATTAAAGGGATGTGAAGTAGATCCACATAAGGAATTGGAGATATTATCAGGTTCAGATTCATCTTTTCAGACAAGTGGATGTAAAAAGAAAATAATGGAGGTTCAAATGAAACAACCTATTCCATTAGTGGATTGTATGAAAGATATTCAAAATCCTGAACATATAGTACCAATATGGACGAATGGCGGTGAGGACACCCGTTCATATATAAATCGATTAAATTTCAATAAAAATATTTATAAATAATAGAGAAGAGAATGAGCTTTAACAGAACTAAATATGATAATTGCTCTTATACTATGGATTTAAAGACCAATGTAGATACATTAGGACATATCTTAGCCCCCTATAGATATGAACATAAGGATAAATGTATGCATGAATTAGGATTTGTGGGAGGAACTGCTGTATCACATATCCAAGGTAATCTCGTAGATTTAGATAGCGAATTACGTGGACAAACTCGAATAATTACGAAATGTCCTACAAATAAATATATGCCAAGTAATACAAATGTGATTACCAATGATAAAACTGAACCAATTGATACAAATATGAAACATTTACCTAAATGTCAGTCTATAATGTATCGCTCTATTCCATTACCTCCACCGATTAAAATAAATAATTGTTAATAAGTTTTTTTTATTCTTATTCTAATAGAAGAATAGTCAAATGCAACTTAATCCAAATGATACAAGAATGAGATATGATAAAAGTTCATATCAGGAACAATTGGAACGTTCAATCTTTCCAGGTGTTTATAATTTAATCACTCCTCATAATGATTGTAATGACTGTGATCAATATGTTCCGAATGATCCAGAAATTCGCTATCAAAGTTATGGACATCACACCTGTTCTATGAAAAAAGCAGTAGATGATTCCAGTGAATTATTTGGATTAAATTATAAGAATTCTAAATGTAATAGTGATGCCTATGCACCAAATAGTTATATATCCACCGGATGTGTTCCTAAGGTAATCGATGATGTTCGTAAATGCAGTACCCCTACGGAATCTTGTCGTCTTTCTAATCCTCCATGTACCTTAAAGGAAACTGGGATAAATCGTTTTGATCCTTTATGCTGGGATCCACAATTAAAGGCATTAGAGAGTTTTGATAGAATTGGTGTTAATTATCGAATGGTTGCAAAAGATAATCATGTGCCTTGTATTGAAATTCCTGATCAACAAGAGAAATTTATTCCAATGAATAATGCTGGTATGGATTATTCAAATGATTTAAATAAATGGGGACAGATGCATAAAGAAAATAATAACTATTCGCCTGGATATCCCTATGCAAACGCTACTTTAAATTTAAAGTGCAATTAATGATTTAAGATTTTATTTAATTATTTTTATTTAATTATTTTATTATTTATAGAAAAATGGAAGAGGTAGATTTTAATTATCAGGATGAAGAATTGGACGAAATTGAATATTTCGAAATTGTATCCTATAATGAAATAATTAAATTAAATCCTACCTTTGTCGCCTTCTCAAATGATGAAATTTACAATCATCTCCTAGGTTTTTTTCAATCTACCATAAAAGCTGAGAGTTTCTTAAAGTTATTTAATGAAATTATTGATAGACAAAAAAACCCCACTAAAACCAACAATTTTATAATAGTAGCTGATGCAAAAAGAGGTAATTTTACTGAAGTTTATGATAATGATGAAGAAGAACAGGAAGCAATAAAAGAAGGGTTTAGAATTGGTGATTTCGTTGCTAAAATTAAAAGTAGTAATAAAGAACAAGTTCAATTAGCTTTTAAAAATAAAAATAAACTATGGTTTCCTCTAGATTACGATAATGAAAGTAATCGAATGAAATTTAATGCTAAAAATACTACAATCGTTGATTTGATTGATAATGATAAATATATCATCTTTAAAGATGATGAAAGAGACATCCCGATCATGGGTGTTTATTTCTATGAACCAGTTGTTCAAGATAATAATAATCTAAATGAAAAGATTTGCAGTCATTTAATTGAACAAAGACAGAAGGATGAAATTCATAATGCTGAAGATCATAAGGATTTTAATGATCTTATCAACAGTTATAAAATTAAACTTCCTTTGAATAAAATAGATGAGGATGATTATAATTATCTATCTTTAAATAACCTACTCAAAAAATTTAATTATGATTTAGATTATATTGATGCCAAAGATTTTGAAATTATAAGTAATTATCTTAAAGATTTAAATAAAAAAGAAAAGAAAGTGGATGTCAAATATTCAGCTGCTCTTAAAAATCGAAAAATTCATTTGGATAATAATCGTTTTGTCTTTTATACCGTCTTAAAAAAAGCATTTGGATTAGTGGATATTACTCTTATGTCCGCCAAAAAACTTCAATCTGAATTGGAATTAATCAAATCTCAAAAAGTTTTCATAGACCCTCTACCTCTTCATAAAGATCTTGCTTCTTTAATTACAAATATCAATAATGACAATTATAATGATATCATTAAAAATTTGAGAGATATAAGAAAGAATGTCTCTATTGATAATTGTTCAACAGCCCTAGAAAGCTATTTGAAGGTTGATATGGATTTGGTTAAAAAACATTTTGAAAAAATTGAAAATAAATTTAACCTTCTAATGGGTGTTTATAAAGATTTATATGAAATTAGTTTTTCATTTGAAAAAGAAATTAAGGAATTTAAATTAGGAAACGATATCAAGAATTATGAGGGTGTTCCTGTAAATATTGATGTTATAACTGAATCAAATATAGAAGAAGTAGAAGATTTAATCGAAGAAAAAGATCAAGAAGAACAAACAGAAGAGTTAAATAAATTTTATAACAACTATTATTTCAATCTAGAAAAAGGGTTTGCACAATCATTAAAAAAAGTACTTCCTTTTGTAATGAAGGTACAAGAATTATGCAGATTACCTATAAATCTTACGGTAATAACCAATCATCTCTTTAATCTTCATCGAGGTATTCCTGAGAAATATACAATCATACGCGAGAAATATAAGGATAAATATGATGAAGCTCATTGCAAAGAACAGGCACTAAAAACGGAGGAGTATGTATTGAAAAATGATGGTGAGGATAAGTTATTAAAGGATGCAAATAAGGAATATTTACAAATCATTACAAATATGATTTATGATGTTCTTTGTAAATGGTCTATTGAACTTCAAAGAGAAATATTAGACGAAACCTTATTATATGCAAAAGATATCTATTATATCCCTTGTTATGAATTATGGAATGAATATGGCGCACCATATAATATGGAAACTAAAGATGGAGTTTTATATTACCTCATTTGTATATTTGAAGATGTTTATAAAGAGATGTTTTATTATCATTCATTAGAAAAGGGATTTAAGGCGAATATAATTACGAGATTAACTGAGAATTATGCAAATGAATTAAAACAATTTCAAAAAGATGAGGTTAAGAAAAAGAAGGAAAACAAGGGTCTAGAAGCTCAGAAACGATTAGCCAAATTTCTTCAAGATAAGAATTATACGGATGATAAGTTTTTTGAAGCATTTATTCAATCATTGATTTATATGCCTTCCGTTAAATTTGAAAAAATTCATAAATATCTCCTTGGTTGTTGTTTGGAACAAATTGACAGTGATTTTACGGCTGATAAATTTTTTAAAACTAATCGTAAGGATTTGGAGAAAGCTAAATCAAAATTTTCAGGTGATAGAGTTTTAAATAAGAAGAGATATTTACGTTTCTATTTATCAAAAACAAAAGTAAATGAAAAACAAGAAAAATTTCAAGGGATTAAATATGAAAGTCTTAAATATCCCATTTATGAAAAATCTCTTGAAAGTTGGTTTAAAACTCTAAATGATACCACTATCTTAAGCAAAAGCAATATTGATGATATTAGAATACGGTTGGTTGCAACCTATCAAACTCATTTAAATGATTATCTTCCATTATTTGATAAAAATAAAATCAAATTATTTAAAACTTATAAATTTTCAAATTATAGACAATTATTAATTACCGTTTCAACTACCCTCTTTAGTCATTTAAAGGAAAAAGCTATGACTATCATTTATAAAATTAATAACACAATTGAAATATTAGATAAATTAAATTCAATTATTAATGATGATAATGAAACAGATATTCATCAGATTATGACAATTATTATTATACGTGGAATGTGTCTTCCTTGTTTTCCTGATATTAAAAAGATAAGTAATTTATATTCCTATTTATCTCTCGATATCGAGAAAGATGTTTACAATAAGATTTTTGCTGATATAAAAACTAGGGTTTTTAAAATCATGGAAGAAAATAAAATGCCTACATTAAAAGAACAGATTGATTATATTAATAAGATGCGTGAGGAAAATAAAGATAAAATTTTGGCAAATTTAAATAAAAAAACTAGAGAAGAAAAAGATATCTTAAAGGAATTAAAGAAGATTGGATTGGAGGAAATAATGGATGATGAAGTAATTTTGGATGTTAATAAACCTAAAAATGATGATGATATGGATATTGAAGGAGAGGGTGAGTTTTCATTAGAAATTGAGGATGATGAGGCAGATAATTACGAGAAAGATGATTTTGGATTTATTTATGCTGACTAATTATTTATTTTTTTGTTGTTTATCTATAATAGAAATGGATTTTATAATCAATGAAACTCCTTCAATGGACAATGTCTATAATTCCACTTATTATAAACAAACGAGAGATTATGAACAAAATTTAGCAAATAAATCCTATGAAAAAGCTAAAAATCCATTCGAAACTGGTGTAGTACCTATGCCATCTTATTCCGATATGTTTATGCAAACCAATGAATATAATAACGTTAATAATAATTATATAAATAGTTTATCAGGTGCTAAAATTCCCATTCAAGATTTCAAACATGGAAATATGCAACAATTCTTACGTAAAGGTGTTACACAACCTATAAATTTGGATAATACTAATACCTTCAGTGAAAAATTTGGCTATAATGATTTTAAAACTCGGAAAACAGAAGTAGAACCTTTTTTTCAACCTGAAACAGACACCTCATTATTGAGAGGTATGCAAGACCCTTCTGATTTCCTAAAAGAAAGAACAAATCTAACTGGTATCATTAATAATTATAATCCAATTCAAAGTATTCGTGTGGCACCTGGATTAAATAAAGGTTATAATTCAATTGGTTCTGGTGGTTTTCATCAAGCCGATAGTCTTATTTATGCTAAACCAAAAACAAGAGAGGAATTGAGACCTGCAAATGACCAACGTTCATCTTTGTTTGAAATACCTATACAAGCACCTGCGAAAAGTCAAATTGATAAAAGAGGAATGGTAACCCCTTTTAATAAAAATAGACCTGAAACTACTTATCGACAAACTGAAGAAAATTGGTTTAAAGGTCAATCGTATTTAAAGAAAGATACTGCAAGACCAGAGGAGAATCTTAAAGATACTACTCGTATTGGAACTCATAACTGTTATTATGGTTCTATTAAACATCAACAGGAACAATTAAATCCTACGGAGGATTATGGTAAAAAATCTATTTTAGTTTATAATACTGAAAAACATGAATTGGCTAAAGTTCAAACACCCGTTGCAAATCTTACCTCGATTGTAAAAGCGGTTATAGCTCCTATTACTGATGCCCTTAAAATAACTATGAAGGAATATTTTGTGGATTCATCTCGTTATTATGGAAATGCTGCACCACAAATACCCGAAAAACAAACTACTTATGATCCTCATAATCATATAATGAAAACAACTGTAAAGGAAACAACTATCCACGATAGTGATCCTGCAAATCTTACCGGTGATAAAGAAACTTATTCGGCTTTATATGATGATGCTAGAACAACCGTAAAGGAAACCACAATTCATGATAGTGATCCTGCAAATCTTACAGGTGATAAAGAAACTTATTCAGCTTTATATGATGATGCCAAAACAACAGTTAAGGAAACAACAATCCACGATGATTATACTGGTAATGTAAAGGTAAGAGAGATTTCTTATATGGAAAATAATGATAAAATGAAAACTACTTTAAAACAAACATTACCTGTTCAAGATAACACGAGAAATATAAATAATGTGAATTATAAAAGTACTTATGTTTATGATCCTTCCATTGTTGCTAAAACTACTCTCAAAGAGACTGTTGTGAGTTCGGGAGGAAGCCAATTTGGTTTCATTAGTGGGTTATTGAATAGTATTATTGGTGGTTATGCCATTAAAGAAGAAACTGCAAAAAATACTCAAAGACAATATTCGCATATGGAATATAATGGTGGACTTAAGAGTGCTGTTACCTTTGTTCCTACGGATAGAGATGCGGAGATGAATGCTGAAATTGATGGAACTCGAGAATTAATACAAATGAAGGCTGCACATACTCCAAATGGCGCTGGTAAATTTACATCGATTGATAAATCAAATATCAATATGGATGTAAAAAGACAAATTGATATTCAGGAATGTGCAGAACCATCTCGAAACATAGGAAGAATTTATCAAACAACTCCATTGGCCATTACTGATGATAATATAACCAATCATGCTAAAAGAGATAATGCATATGAGAAACGTTTAGATACAGCTGTATTATTACAAATTTATGATAATCCAGATGTTATTAAGATTAATCCTATTAAGATTGAATGTTAAAAAATAATCACTAGAACAAGGGCAATGATATAAAGAGCAAGGAAAATAGATGGATTAAATTGAGAGATTTTAATTAAATTTAAGGAATCAATGAAAAAGTCATTGCCTTCATCTATGAGAGTATCTATTAATTGATGTTGATTATATAAAACCCATTTGCAAATCTTTCTTTTCACATAAAAAGGTTTCCTCAATATTAGTCTTCTGTTTTTAGTGATGCCTAATGGTGTTTTTGCAAGAAGATAGACCGCAATGGAAGCTGTCGTAGGTTCGAGCATCATTGGTTTTATATAAAGCATTTATATATAATCTAAATTTAAAAAATTTAAATCAATTTTTTTGATTAAAAGACAAAAATCTTTGCCTTTTTGTACAAGAAACTAATCATTTGTTTCGATTGGACAGTCCCAATTCTTCCTCCACATCCAGTTCATCCAAATCCCTAATTGTTTTATTCATATCAATACGCTTCATAGCATGCCAATACTCGAAATCGAGCGGCTCCCAATCCTTAAAATTCTCAGCCTCATCATAGACAGGACCTGCAGGTTCGCAATTGTATGTATCCATTCTCTTATAAATCCAACTTTAAAAAATGATTGTCAATTTTATATTTAAATCTATCTAAAATAATAAAAATTAAATGTTGAGAGAATTATTCAAGGCTATTTCTACTAGAGACAGCCCCTATCATAATATCTATTATCTTACAGATACTGAAGTTAGATTCTCCATTAATGATGATAGAATTGGTAGAGTCATTACTATTTCAGTTCGTAATGAAGGTGATAAGTATATGGCTTATGGATTTGAAAAATCGCAAATTCAAGTCATAACAACTACAATGCGTCAGTCCATGAAGGAAGTTAAAAATCTTGAAGATTTCTGGAAATGGTTTAATTACTATTGTAGCGACATGAGTTAAATAGTAGGATCATAAAAAACATTTTCCATTTCAACGTCAATCTCTTTTATTTTCCCTTTTGTTTGTTTATTATAAAAGGCAATAACCTCTTCTGTGGTTGCTACAATAAATTTATCAGTTATTTTGTTTCGGATAAACCAATTATCCCTTCCTCTTTTAATTAATTTCAATAATCTTGGTTTTTTGTCAATTTCCAATTTAACCCCACTACTAGTCTGTTTATAACCAATAATAGCAATCTCACCTGAATGTTCTTTTTTATGACAATCCTCACAAATACAAACGAGGTTGTGAGTTGCATTTTTATCAAAATTATCAAATTTACCATCTTTATTTGAATTTACTTGATAATTGATATGATGAGTCTCTGTTCCCTTATTTATATTACATACCTGACAAATATCTATATAAATATTTGAATTATAACTTGATTTTTTTGTATTTACGATTGTTGTTGTTAAACCTTGCAATTCCTTTTTGATTATCTCCGCATTTATCATGAAAGATGAAGGCATATCTAAAGATTTACAAACATCAATCCCATAAATATTCGATCCCTGTCCTTCTTTTAGTTTTCTTTCATAAACAATCTTATCATCAATGACATCTATATGCATATGATAAACCTTCAAATGTTTCCCTTCTTCTATTTTTGGTTTCAATAAAGATATGGACGTTAATTCATGTAAATGACTGGTGAAAATAAAAGAAGCCTTCTTATTTATCAATTCATTTATAGCTGATGAAACAATACATACACCCGAAATAGCTTCTGTACCACAACAAATTTCATCACCTATAACTAGACTGTTCTTATCAGCCCTTTGAAGAATATTTCTAAGTTCTGTCATTTCCACCACAAAACTACTCATCCCTTTATAAATATTATCATTACCACAAATACGGGTCATTATATGATTATATGGACTATAATTAAATTTAGTGGCTGGAATAAACATCCCTGCTTGTGCCATGATTATAGATAAACCAATAGCCTTCATAAATGAACTTTTACCCGAAGAATTAATTCCATATAATAATATTCCGGATTGATTTAATGAAACGTCGTTTCCAATGTATTCAACTTCTGTAGAAATTCTTTCAATAATGGGATGACGTAAATTTTCTGCTTCAATATAAGAATTATCGGTGGTCATATCAATTTCAGGTTTATAATAACAATAATCGAATGCATTACGAGCATTACAACTATTAATATCAAGGTCAATTAGATTTTCAATGATAAGTGTGAAATTATCTTTATTTTTGTCAAGAAAGTTATCTAGGAATTTTAAATATTCCTTACTTACATTAATTTGAATTTCATTGAGAGTAGTTTCAATAATTGAAGAGGCTTCATTAATTTCAGGTGATACTAATTTATAAGTCGAATTATTATTACTTAACTTCTTTTCGAATTTACTCATATAAATCTTATTTTTCTTTAAAGCATTCTCAAATCTTTTCTTTGTGATTGTAATAAAAAAACCCTCATTTGTATTTGAATCTAATTTGCATGTACTATCATCGATCCCATTGATAAATTCAACGATTTTATCCAAGAAGTCAAGTTTTTCTTTATAAATAGTCATTAATTTATCAATATTCTCCAAATATCCCACTGTAAAGATATTACTTTTCATGTCATTCATGTTATATTTCGAACATTCATCAATATCTAAAACTTTTAATTCCTCCATAAACCCTCGAATGATTTTGATAGAACTATTATCACCTATAAATCCAAAAGCTTCAATTGAATTTTCAAGGGAATTAATAATGGATCCCCATTCACATGGATTTAACTTCTTTAATAGAATACGTCTCTTTACTCTTTCCAAATCAATGATATTATTCAAATATTTATTAATGACTTTGAATTTATTATTTTCGAGAATTTCTTCCACTTTCTGATACCTCTTATTCAATTCCTCTCGATTATTAATAGGATTCAATAATCTTTCCTTAAATCTTCTAGAACCAAATGCTGTGGAACACCGATTTAATATATATAAGAGAGGTCTTTCATTATCATTATGACTTATGATATTTAATTGAAGAGAACTATTATATTCAATGGTGAGTATTTGGGATTGTTCCAATAACTCGGGCATATTTAATTCCTTGATTATTTCAGAATTATGTTCATACGCAAATTGCAATAAACAACAAAAACTTAATCGACCAATTGTATATCTCTCTAAATTTAAAAATTCAATGATAGATAACATTGAATTATTTTGAAATGATTTTTCAAGAATTTTATTTTGATATTCAAGTTTTTGCATATGACTATTCAATTCATAATTTTCCCATTTTGGATGAATTAGATATGTAGAAGAACCATTAATGATTTGTAAAATAAATTGTTTATTTTTATCACTAATCTTATCAGATAAAAGTAAGATCTCACATGGATTATAAGTAGTTAAAATTCGATAACACTCATCAAAGGTAAATTGAGGATCTGTTTTTGAAGCCCCGTTTTCATATACAAATGATTTTCCAGTGGTTAAATCAACCCCACTAATACCCACATTTAACAATCCAGAGATTTCCTCAAAATAAAAAACAAGAATATAATTACTTTTCTTGGATGTAATATTGATATTCGTAGAAGGACTAATGATATCTGTAATTTTCCTTTCAGGATTTGGAGGTTGCGTTATTTGATCAATCTTAACTATTGTATAATTATTCTGAAGAAGGATTTGTAAGAATTTTTCCAATGAATGTGTGGGAAACCCAGCCATAAGAGGATTATTTTTAGAAATCTCTTTTATTGCCTTATTTTTCCTCGATATTTGCATATTACAAATATCTCCAATTTTATATAAATATGAACAATTTTCAATAATGGAATATGCCTCATAAAAAGAACCTATTTGCATTAATATTAAGGTATTTTCACCATACTTATTACGATACTCATCACGATATTTGAGATATTCGTCAATAATCATTGCAATCATATATAAATATTATTCTAGTCTTTAAATAGAGAGATGAATATAAATGAAACTGCGTTTTTTATCATAAATCAATTGACCTTTTCTTTTATTATATTTAGTTGGTATATTCTATATCGAATAGGATTTATTACATCTGTTAGTCCTTTATTTGCATTATTAGTAACATTCATTCAATATATAATCATATTTTTCATATTAATTAAAAGAAATAAGATTCATAAAAATAATATCATTCGAATTTTATTTGTATTATTCATACTAAAAATCATACCATTAATTACCTTTTTTCCTTATTATCTAAATTTCACACTTGCAGATATTTTTGCAACAGCTTATCTGTATCTCATTTATATAATCATAGCCATAGCTTTCATTGAAATTTTTAATTTAGATATTAACATAGGTAAACTGATCAAGGATGATATAACTGGAGATAATTATGAAAAATCATATTCAACCAAAATCTATGATTTTACATATGATGAAATTATTGCAAAGATTTTATAACTCATCATAATTATGAGGTAATAACTCTTTAAAACATTCCAATTGATTTTTATAACAATTTGGAAATCCTTCTAAACCATCACCCCATCCTCTTGTTGGATATTTACGTGATAGGATATCAAATGCCGAACCTATATCAATAGCACTTAAATTTGGATACATTTTTGTCATATCATTTATCAATATCTTTGAACATAAACCAATGGATGTTAATAAAATAGCTTTCTTATCTTTATTTTTGTCCAATACCTCTATTAATTTATTTTTTACGTCATTATATAAACCATGTGCATACCAACTAGATTCTGAAATTTCAATGAAAGTATCTGATTTAAAAATTAATTGATGTTTTTTGTTTTTAATGTTACTCATAACAATTTTTAACAGAGGTGCATCTTGAATTGCTTTAACAAGATTAAATAATGTTCTTTTTTTATTTTCATTTACAATATGTTCATCAGGATAAACAAATTGAAAATCTACCCAAGGTATGTATTTCTCTTCCTTATTATTATTAACTAAATAATCATAATATAATCCATTATAAAATACTTTAATTTCTTCTGTTATCCATCGACCAATATAAATATTTTCATTGCTACTTCTATCTGATAATTCACATAATGCTTTTCTTAATTCAATACCATTATCATATGTATAAATATCACCATCACAATTATGGTTATTAATATCAGTTAATCTCATTGCAATATATTCACCATCTCCAAATTTGGTAAATATAACCCTTTCATTATTTTTTAATTTATCAACAATAATTTGTAAATCATCAATAATATAAGGTAGTTGTAATGCTTTATTTATATAATCCTCTCTACTAATATTCATAATGATATAAAGTTATACTTTACTTTTTATATATATTATGTTAAAATTAGTTAATGGTTCAAGAGTATTTGAAATGGTAATGAATTCATTACATGAAGCTTTCGTTGAATTAAATATAAATCACGAAGTTGTTTATAATTATGATAAAAATGATTCTAATAATGTATATTTAATTTGTACTACACACGAACCTGCTGATTTACCTATTAATTATATATCTTATAATTTTGAACAATTAACTAGTGATGTTATGTTTGGTGATCTTTTATATGAAAGATTTAAAAATGCAATTATGGTATTTGATTATTCTTTAGAAAATGTTAAATTTCTAAAAGAAAAAAATATAAATGCACACTTTTTACCATTTGGCTATACAAAATGTATGGAATATAATAATAATGATAATCAATCAAGAAATATAGATGTTATGTTTATTGGTGGTATAAATGAGAAAAGACATAATAAATTAAATAAAATAGTGAAATTATATGATAATAATTTAAATAAAATTTTTATAAGCAATGATTGTTGGGGATATAATTTAATGATAGCAACTACTAATAGTAAAATATGTTTCAATTCACATTATTATAATGGAAACACTATTTTAGAAGTTACCAGAATTAATATATTAATAGCAAATAAGGTTTTAGTTATTAGTGAAAGAAGTAATGATTTATGGTATGACAGTAAATATGAAAATATTGTTAATTTTATGAATGATGATGATTCGGTTGATGAATATTACTTGAAAGTTTTAAATAATTATAATTTTGATGAAGTTCAAAGACGATATGAGGAATTTAAAAATAATTATAAATATGTTGATTACGTTAAAAATATTATGCCATTAATTATTCAGATGAAGCACTACTAATTGAACTTAATGATGAACCGTCATCGTCACTATTGAAAGGGGCAAAACCTGTATCAAAATTATCATTTATTTTTGATAAAACTTTTGGATCTATATCATCTTTTACAAATTCATTATTTTTATTTCCACCTTTCTCTTCACCAAAGAAAGAGAATAGTTTTACATTAGAAATATTCAAATAGAAAAAGGTAATTGTAAAAACTACATAAATTATTACAAATAAAAGTGCATTTGATAATTTAAATAAAGAATAGGGTTCTTCTTCATTTGGATTGCTAGAAGATTTATTATAATCTAAATATTGAATAATTAAAAATATTATTATTGATACAAATAAAGAAATTAAATAATATTCCATAGTTATCTAATTATAAAATAATGATTAATTATATATAAATATACGCATTAGTTATATATACAAAATGAAATTAGAATTGCGAAAATTTGATCCATCAACGATTAAAAGTGATTCGGTTGTTGTTTTTATTGGTAAGAGAAATACAGGTAAATCCTATTGTATGAAGGATATTCTCAGTTATCATAAAGAACTTCCTGTTGGAATAGTTATTAGTCCAACTGAGACAGCCAATAATTATTTCGAAAAATTTATTCCAAACATGCTTATTTATGATGAATATGAACCTGCAATTGTAAAGAGATTTCTTGAACGACAAATTACAATCAATAAACAGAAGGGTGATCAATTGAAGAAATATGGGTCATCTGAAATTGATAGTAGAGCCTTCTTAATTCTTGATGATTGTCTTTATGATAAAAGTTGGCCAACTGATAAAAATATTCGAAGTATTTTTATGAATGGACGTCATTATAAAATCTTTTTTTTGATTACTATGCAGTATTGTCTAGGTTTGCCACCTATTCTAAGAGCAAATATTGATTATGTTTTTATTTTCAAAAATAATTTAATTAAAGAAAGAGAAAAGATTTATCATCACTATGCCGGAATTTTTAATAACTTTGAAACTTTTTGTACAGTAATGGATAATTGTACCGATAATTATGAATGTTTGGTGATTGATAATAAGGTTCAAAGTAATCGTTTGGAAGATCAAGTGAAATGGTATAAGGCTAAAGAGGTTGATTTCAAGTTATGTTCACCTGAATTATGGAATTTATGTGCATTGGAAAAGGAAAGAAAAGAGAACACTCTATTTTATGAGGACGAAGAAGACGAGGAACCATATGATCCTAGTGTTTTTCTTAAAAACAAAAATAAAGTTAAAATTAACGTGAAAAAGAAAAATTAAATATAATTAAGATGAGTATTATCTACGATACAGTAATTATTGGTGCTGGTCCTGCAGGATTAGCATTTGCCAATTATGCGAAAAAACATAAACCAAATCAATCCATATTAATCATAGAGAAAGACGCAGTAATTGGTGGTTGTCATAAGGTAAATAGAAAGAAATATCAAGATAGTTATTATTTCTGTGAACATGGTCCACGTGTTTATTATGGAAGTTATGTTAATTTCTTCTCTTTATTGAAATCAATGAATTTGAATTTTAATGATTTATTTGCAAAAAAATATTCGATTCTTAATATCATCAGTAAGATTGTATTTAAAGACCAAATTTTAAGTTTTATGGAAATTTTAAAATTAACAAGAGATTTCATTATAGTTATTTTTGATAATAAACATGGAAGTAATATGAGTATGTATGATTATATGAAATTAAATGATTTTAGCAATGATGCTATTACTAATGTTGATTCATTATGTAGTTCATTTGATGGTGGTGATAGTAAAAAGGTTTCATTAAATAATTTTATAAATACCACCATACAAACCTTTTTATATTCAGCATATATTCCTAAAAGACCAAATGATGAGGCTCTTTTCAATTATTGGCGTAGATATTTGGAAATGAAAAAGGTTCAATTCTTATTAAATTCATCTGTAAGTGAAATAATTCCCAAAGGTAATAAAGTTGATATGATTGTGCTTGCAAATGGAACAAAAATTAAAGCTACTAATTTCATATTTGCAGTTCCTCCAGCCAATTTAATTAAAATTAAGGATTTGAAGGAAGCATTTGATATTACGAATGAATATGTAAATGCCACTGAATATCACGAATATATATCACTTTCTTTTCATTGGGATTATGAATTGAAATTGGAGGATGATGCATCTGTTTTTAATATAAAGACGGAATGGTCACTATTTCCGTTTAATATGACTGAAAAGATGAAATTTAAGGAATTAAAATCAAAGACGGTTATTAGCTGTGCAGTGGTAAATACAAATGTAAAGGGTAGAGTCATAAATAAAACTGCAAATGAATGTAATGAAAAGGAATTGATTGACGAGGTTTATGAACAGTTGCGATTGATTTATAAAAATATTCCAAGACCTACATTAACATTCATCAATAATGAAAAGAATGGAAATGAATGGAAATCCAATGAAACAGCTTTCATTAAAGTTCCTAATTATGATTATTTAGATTTTAAAAGTAAGAAATATAGGAATATTTATTGTTTGGGATCCCATAATGGAAAGCAAAAAAATTCCTATACATCACTTGAATCAGCTATAAGTAATTCTATTAAACTAGCAAATATCATTTATAATAAGAAAGATAAGATTAAACGATGTTTTGATATGAGAGATTTAATTATTGTTATTATTTCTATAATTTTATTGTTATTATTAGTTAAATGGAAATTCAGTTGAGGGGAAATCAAGAAATTATAAGTGATTATAATAAAAGAGAAATGATTAGAAATGAGGATGGCGATGATGATACTACTATTAAAATAGTTACTGTAAATGAGGAAGAATCACCTAAGATTGAACCAATTAATGATAAAGTTTTTATTGAAATTCCTGTACCTCAAAGAAATCCATCTGCATATGCTGAACTAGTGAATGTAACTCAATCATCACAAACAGGAGAAATGGAAGATAAAACAGATATATATATGAATAGAGCAGATCAATTATTAAAATTGATAAGTGAAAGTAAAAAGAAAATTGCAAATAATCTCTATATAGTTTCTGCAAAATACGATTTAATTTATTTCAGATTCAATCGTATTTCCTTATCTATATTAATAATTTCTACCATTATTACTTTTGTGGAAGCCATTCGATTGACCATTGTTAATTATGATACTCAATATAAGGGTTCAAAAGTGGGTGAATATATATCTCATGAAACTATTTCACTAATCATAAATGTTTTATCTTTATCTTTAAGTACTATTCTTACTATTCTAAGTTCCATCGTGAAATTTAAGAATTATAGGGAAAATATGGATAAACTTAAAAATATTCACGACACCTTATTTAACTATAAGAATTTATATGATAAACAAAAGGAATTAGTTAAATTTTTCAAAATGAATAATTCGCTTACAGATGAACATTATGATAAACTTAAGGATACAATTGAAGGTTATAATAGAGATATCAAAGATATCAGTGTTTTTGAAAATATTAGAAATGAAGATATTCTTAAGTTTAATAAAATAAAAGTTGCACACGATATTAAACTTCATAAATTAGCAACAGATAGAGAAATTGAATTACTCAAGATTACGATGAATAACAATAAAAAAAAGGAAAGGCTTGAAGATGACAGTGTAAAATTTAGATGTTTTAATTAGAATAAGCTAAGCCACCCATACCAGAGAGAATACGAAGAACGTTATAATTAGTGGTATAGATATATATTTCACCCGCAACAGATGATGATACTGATAAGATAGCAGTATCAATACGAGACATATTTAAGGTTCCAGAAGGTTGATGCTCCTCTGGTTTGATGGCAAATGAATAAACATTAATACCCTGATGGAAGGCATCAGGAGTATTGTCATGATGTTGATATGGTTGAACTAATGAGAAATAGTTGCCAGCACGTTCAGCAAAACGATCATTGCCATTAAGTTGTATCTTGGCTTGTACAACAGGGTTATTGCCTAACCATTGATTATTATCCTTGATACGAGTGGAGAAATTATTCCAATATAAATTATAAGCAGTTGCACCAGAATCCTTAGTTGGTTTTATATACCATACTAATTCCTTACAAGGATGATTGAAATTCATGCGAATACTTTTAGTATTATTGGCGCTGGTAATAGTATCATTACCAGTGAATTGTAATTGTTCAATTAAATACTCATGAGATAATTGGGCAAATCGTCGACGTTCATCTGTATCAAGGAAGATATAATCAACCCATAAATTAACATTAGTTAAAGCCAAGTTATCAGAGTTTGCTAATGCAGAATTAAGTCTAGCAGCTGGGAGTGGTGTGCCATCTTTATCAAGGAGAACAAATGCTTTATCGGAATAATTTGCAGTTTGATCTACAAGATTAGTTTTGGCTTCTAAATCAATATTTATTTTTACTTCGTGATATTGGAGAGCTATAAGAGGAAGAGCGAGACCAACATTGCGACAGAACCAAAATTCAAGAGGAACGTGAACTGTATAGGAACGCTTGGCTGGTAAATAGATGGAACGATTAAATCTATCAGCACCTACCATGGTATAATAACCATTACGTTTGCCAAATGGTAAAGATAATTCATTCCAAATATATAACCATTCAGAATAATGTTTATCAATGCGTTGGCCACCAATTTCTAATTCAATAGTTTTTAATAATCTAAGACCAAAATAAGGAACAAGGGCAATTCCTGTATTTTCAGCATTTGAGGCGCCTTCAGTATTATTATTAGTAAAAGTAGCACGTAAATAAACACGATTGATTAAATCACCATTTCGAGTTATTTGACAAGTTACGCGAGAACCAAAAGTAGCATTTCCATTAAATGTTTGTTCTATCGCCTCAATTGCAAAATTGGTATGACGACGATAAGCAGCTTTGAAGAAAGTAATTTGGGGATTACCAGTTAAATAAACATCCTGAGCACCATAAGCGACAAGTTGAAGAAGACCACCACCCATTTATGCTATATTCTTTATACTATAATAGGAGAAAAAAAAAGAATAGTAAAAATCTAATTAGAGTATGCTAAACCACCCATACCTGAAAGAATACGAAGAACGTTATAATTCGTGGCATAGACAAATAATGAACTATTAGTTGACACATATTTAAGACCGGCATTATATGTAAGAGGAGTGGTTTTATCGTAAATATCCAAGTTAAGTACAGCAGTATCTATACGAGACATATTTAAGGTTCCAGATGGTTGATGTTCTTCGGGTTTAAGAGCGAATGAATAAACATTAATTCCAGCATTAGCTGGAACATTTTCATGATGTTGGAATGGTTGTACAAGATTAAAATAATGACCAGTTCGTTGTGAAAATCGGTCATTGCCATTTAATACTAATTTAGCATTATTAACTGGATTGGCAGCATATAAAACCTCACTATTATTTCCAGTTAAACCATCAAAATGAAGCTTATTAAAATAGACTTCAGTTGAGTTATCAGCTGCAACAATGGCATTAACTTTAGTGGTATAATTAAACCAGTTATTGGTATTATTATCACTGTTGTATAAGAACCAAATTAATTCCTTGCAAGGATGATTGAAATTTAATTTAGCTTTAACACTAGTAGTAGTTACAGCTTCCTCGCCAGTGAATTGTAATTGTTCAATTAAATACTCATGAGATAACTGAGCAAATCGTCGACGTTCATCGGTATCAAGGAAGATATAATCAACCCATAAGGATGCAGTAAATGTGGGACTAGCTGTATCGCCACCAGTTAATTTACATTTATCCTCTGTTTCAAAATTAAGATTAATCTTAACTTCGTGATATTGAAGAGCGATCAAGGGAAGAGCAAGACCAACGTTGCGACAGAACCAGAATTCAAGAGGAACGTATAAAGTATCATTAATGGATGCTTTGGTAGCATCAGTAACAAAATTGACCTGACCACCAAATGCACCAACCATTTGATTATAACCATCGCGCTTAGCTGCAGGAAGAGATAATTCATTCCAGATATATAACCAATGGGCATAATGTTTGTCAATGCGTTGTCCACCAATCTCAATCTCTACATAGTTAATTACACGAAGACCAAAATATTTGGCATAAATGTTTTGAGTTTTATTTGTTAATTTTAATTGTAAATAAACACGATTAATTAAATCACCATTTCGAGATATTTGACAGGTCACACGAGAACCAAAAGTAGCATTTCCGTTAAATGTTTGTTCTATCGCCTCAATTGCAAAATTGGTGTGACGACGATATACAGCTTTGAAGAAAGTAATTTGGGGATTACCAGTTAAATAAACATCCTGAGCACCATAAGCGACAAGTTGAAGAAGACCACCACCCATTTATGCTATATTCTTTATACTATAATAGGAGAAAAAAAAAGAATAGTAAAAATCTAATTAGAGTATGCTAAACCACCCATACCTGAAAGAATACGAAGAACGTTATAATTCGTGGCATAGATATTAATAACTCCTGATAAAGAACCTGTTGTCATTGCCTTAGTATCTACAGCTAAAACAGCAGTATCTATACGAGACATATTCAAAGTTCCTGATGGTTGATGCTCTTCGGGTTTAAGAGCAAATGAATAAACGTTAATTCCTTGATTAGCAGGGATATTGGTGTGATGTTGGAAAGGTTGAACATAATTGAAATAAGAGCCGTCACGTTGAGCAAAACGATCATTACCATTCAATTGAAGTAAACATTTAGCAAATGGATTGGTAGAATTGGGTGAGAATCCTGGTTCAACGTTATAAACTAATTTAGTAGTAAAAGTATTAACTTCAGATGTCATATTACTGGAAGCAAGAACATTGGAAGTTATAGCTGCATCAGATAGAAGAGGTGTTGATAATTGGGCTGGATTTTGATTTCCAAGTAAGAAAGAGCCGTCAGCTTTTACGGTATAATTATACCAATGATTGCGAGTGGTGCTGGTATTTGCATACTTAGCAACCCATACCAATTCTTTGCAAGGATGATTGAAATTTAATTTCACACGAGTAGAAGTTCCAGAGGTATTAGCACTTAAACTTTCAGAACCAGTGAATTGTAATTGTTCGATTAAATACTCATGAGATAATTGAGCAAACTTGCGACGTTCATCAGTATCAAGGAAGATATAATCAACCCATAAATTAGCCTTAGGTATAGTGTAACTACCAGTAGCATCAACAGCATCTACGTTGTTAGTGCCGCCCAATTTATAAATACAATTAGCATGAGTCTCAAATTCTATCTTGAGTTTTACTTCATGATATTGAAGAGCAATTAAGGGAAGAGCAAGACCAATAGTACGGCAGAACCAGAATTCAAGGGGAATGAATAAAGTGACACCAGTGGTTAAGCCGTACTCTCCGGTTGCATCCTGATCAGCACCTACCATTTGCTCCCAAGCATAACGCTTGCCAATCGGAAGAGAAAGCTCATTCCAAATGTAAAGCCAATCAGAATAATGCTTATCTATTTGCTGACCACCAATTTCAATGGTAACAGCTTTTAATAATCGTAAACCAACATAATTCACAAATTTATCAGGAGTAGCAAGAGCAGGTAAAGTAACTTCAAGATAAGCACGATTAATTAAATCACCATTACGGGATATTTGACAATATACGGTATTTCCAAAATTGGGGATACCTGAGAATGTTTGTTGTATCGCTTCAACAGCAAAATTAGTATGACGACGATATACAACTTTGAAGAAAGTAATTTGGGGATTACCAGTTAAATAAACATCCTGAGCACCATAAGCGACAAGTTGAAGAAGACCACCACCCATTTATGCTATATTCTTTATACTATAATAGGAGAAAAAAATAATACTTATTTTTAACTATATAAGCATATTTAAAAACATTAATTTATAGATAACATTTAAATATGTTTAAAGATAAAACAGCAAAAAAGCGGGTTTGTTCTAGTAAAGATATATCAACATTGGATGCAATGCATAATAAAATTATTACCACTTATTCTAATAAAATTTTGGAAGAGAAAAAAAATATAGAAAAAATAAGGGATTTGGAAAATACTTATAATTGGATAAATTCATTGATTGTTAATTATAATAATGAAGGGAATACCAATGATACTTATTATAACGAGCTTTGGAATAGTAACATTCGAATTAAGGAAAATATCATTAAAATTAAAGATGAATTGAAAGATATTAAAAATTTCAATGAAGTTGAATATTATGAAAAAACCAGTTACATCTTATTTAATTATTATGATATGATTGAAAAACAAACAACCAATACCACTAAAATTAAGAATATTAAATATAAGAATAAGTCTATTATCGAATCATTTAATTTACTTGTGGATAATAATGAAAGTTCTAATGAAAGTAATTCGAATGATATGGAGAAAAGTTCTCTTGTAGATGAATATCTATCTATTACCAATAATAATCATATAAAAAAGATTGAATTTGATAATAGAGAATTATGTAGAAGTTGTAGAAATGTATTAACCTGTCTTCAACATGAGGCAATTATGATTTGTAGTTTATGTGGATATCAAGAACCGTTATTAGTGGAGCAAAATAGACCTATATTAAAACAAAATACAAAAGATACCTCTCATTTTAGTTATAAGAGGATTAATCATTTTAGGGAATGGTGCAACCAAGTTCAAGGAAAAGAAAGTACAGACATCCCCAATGATATCTTTGAGAAGATTTTAAATGAGATCAAAAAGGAGAAGATTGCAGATACAAAGAAGATCACCTATAATAAGATGAGAGAAATTTTAAAAAGATTGAGAATTAATAAATATTATGAACATATCAATTATATCATAAATAGAATTAATGGAATTCCTACTCCTCAATTTTCAGCAGAATTAGAGGAAAAACTTTGTTCTATGTTTAGAGACATTCAAGCCCCATTTCTCAAACATTGTCCCAAAGACAGGAAGAACTTCTTATCATATAGTTATGTTCTATATAAGTTCTTTCAAATACTTGGACTTAAGGAATATCTTAAATTTTTCCCGCTATTGAAAAGTAGGGAGAAATTATATGCACAAGACCAAATATGGAAAAAAATATGTGAAGAGTTAAATTATCAAGTTATCCCGTCTCTCTAACCAGGGAATCCGACTAATCGGAAACCAGCACCTAGACCAACACCTTGACGTGCGCCAGCAGATATGGATGGAGATAATAAATCGAAGATTGAGAACACACATGCAGCAGTTAGGGCAATCATCCATATCTCATTCACTTGAAGTTTTTGTTTAGGTAAGAGATAAGCGGCAAGAGCAACAAAGAGGGCTTCGATCGCATATTTAAGTAATCGTGTTAAAGCCTCCCATAAATCAAAGGTATAATTCGCATCACCGTTCATATTACAACTAGTCTTTATACTTTATATTAAGAAAATAAAAATATATATAAGATTTTTATTTTATTTATAAATAGTAAATATGACTACTGAAGAGACTCTTGTATCAACTAAGGAAATGGATTTCTTGGATGAGGATAAGCCAATTCGGGGACAAAACTATTGTCTATTGTCATTTCTAAGTCCTGAAGATACACTTGCCAATAAGGAAGCTTATTATTTCTCTCGATTTTTGACGAACTTTGGTCGTGATATGAAATCTCTTTTGGATAATCTTGAAAATAAATATTCAGATTCCAAGGATCTAATCGAAACAATTCGAACCAATCATGCATATCTATTTGAGGCAAAAGAAATGGATGAACAATATAAATTTTATAAATCAGTAAATTCTGAGGAAGTTGAGAAAGATTTTTATCGTGAGAATAACTTTAATACTTGTGTTCGAGGCATTAAGGTTCGTGGTGTATTTGATACAGTAGAAGAGGCTAAGAATCGTTGCGAGTTCCTTAAGAAACTTGATAATAAATTTGATATCTTTGTTGGTCAAGTTGGCTGTTGGTGTCCATGGTCTCCCAATCCCAATGATTTGCAAAACCAGGAATACTCTGAAACCCAACTTAATACCCTGATGAAGCAATATAAGAAGAATATGGAAGAGCGTGATGAAGTTTTCGATAAACGTCGAATTGAGGTTCTAAATAAGGCCAAAAAAGAGGAGGATTTAGCCAACACCCTTTCTGAAGAAGACCCTTGGATGAAGCGCAAGAAGGAAGAGGCTGGTGAGGAAGTTAAAGAGGAAGTTAAAGAGGAAGTTAAAGAGGAAGTTAAAGAGGAAGTTAAAGAGGAAGTTAAAGAGGAAGTTAAAGAGGAAGCTAAAGAGGAAGCTAAAGAGGAAACAAAAGAGGAAACTGTTGAATCTACTTAAATATATTTATTTTTATCTTTACATATAATAAAATATGGAAGAAGTTAAAGAAGAAGTTAAAGAAGAAGTTAAAGAAGAAGTTAAAGAAGAAGTTAAAGAAGAAGTTAAAGAAGAAGTTAAAGAAGAAGTTAAAGAAGAAGTTAAAGAAGAAGTTAAAGAAGAGGTTAAAGAAGAAGTTAAAGAAGAAGTTAAAGAAGAAGTTAAAGAAGAAGTTAAAGAAGAGGTTAAAGAAGAGGTTAAAGAAGAAGTTAAAGAAGAGGTTAAAGAAGAAGTTAAAGAAGAAGCTTCATAAATTTAATTATTTTTATTTTTTTTATATTAATAGATATATAAATGAAAGCAATTGCAGTGTTTCTTTTATTTTTAGGAATGATTTTGATTATTAAAGGTTATTATAGTCATAAATATAGCAAGATGGCTACACCGAAAGTTATTGTTAAGTATATCCCTAGAAGTGAATATGAGGCTCAGATGAGTGATGATGTAAGATTGGCAGATTTTTATAAAGGAATGTTTGAAAGCGTTCAACCAAATATGTATGATAGTAAAATAAATGTGAATAATAAGTAAGGATAATTGCAAATATGACTATTAATGATATTGGATTTTTATTATTAAAATCTATGAATAACAATAGTCCTGAAAATAAAGTTAAATTTTTAAAAGTATCAAAGGTTTTTAAAGATAAAAAAGAGGAAGATTATAATAAAACACTAGAGGATATTAGTCATTATATAGCCACTTATGAAAATAAAAGAAGTCAAAATATATCATTATATGATGAGTATCTTTCAAGACGATTTAGTTTATATATGAAATGGAAAAAATCAAAAAATGTTCTTGATTTGGATAATTTAGTAAAATTAGATAGACCTCCTTTTGAAGATATTCCTGATATTTATACAAAGAAAAGACCTAAAACGAAATTAAAATAAATCTTCACCCCCATTATCTGTAAAACTTACAAAAAAATTTATAAATGATACAAATGCACCTAAGATGTATAAAATAAATTCCATCCCTTTTGTAATTATCTCAAATATAGATTTAATTAAGTCCCATATGAAACTAAATTGTTCAAAAAACCCTTTAATGAAATAACCAATCATGGTAAGAAGATAGGTAATGCTATAAAAGAATGATTTGAATATATAACCAAGCATTGAAAAGAAATATAAAATTAAATCAAAAATCTGAAATAGTTGAGTTAATGCGCCATAAATAATCAAACCTAAATTAGTGAAAAACTCAGTTACAGTACTCATCTATTTATATTAAATCTATTTTTATTAGTTTTTATCAAATTAAGATAAAAATGATTTATTAATTAAAAATAATAATCGGTGGATTGAAGGAAACAAGCAATCATGAGTCTGAATCGTCCTGTGTTCAAGTTGAAAAGCTGTGTTCCCGTGGAGAAGCTGGATTACTCTCGTTTGTCAGAAAACCCGAATGCTTTTGATTACCTTATGGCAAACTCTCATTTGATTGATTGGCCAAGATTCTCCTCTAATCCATCCGATAAGGTCATTGATTATCTGACCTCACACCCGGAGCGTATCGATATTGGTTGGCTATGTTTGAATCAAAATCCGAGATGTTTGAAGCTCATTGAGGAGCGTCTTCATCTTCTTTCAGATTCCGATTGGCGAATGTTATGTAGTGAACCTCATGCAATTGAGCTTCTTAAGGCTCATCCTGAGAAAATTGATAGATATTGCAGAAGCTATTTATCAAAAAATCCTGCAATTTTCGAAGAAATCGGTGGTCAGTTAAGACTAAGGGAATGGATTCCAGTAAATAGATTGGATGTGAATCATCTTTCTTCCAATCCAAATGCAGTTCAATACCTTCTTGAGAATCATTTCGATAGGATTTTCTGGTGGCATTTCTCTTCTAATCCGGAAGCTGTCGATTTCCTTCTTCAGCACCCGGAAAGGATTGTTTGGAAGGGCTTCTCATCAAACCCAAATCCGAAAGCACTTGAGTTTATGAAGAAAAATAAGGTAGAGATTGATTATATGAATTTGTGCAAGAATCCAAATCCCGATTCATTTGAGCTGTTGATGGAAAAACCCGATCTTATCAATTGGGAGATTCTATCCACTCATCCCGGCATATTTACCTTGGATTACGAGGCAATGCGTGTTAATAATGAGCAACTGGAAATGGATCTCACTGTTGCGATTATGCATCCGAAGTGGGTTTTCAAATACCCCGACTTTGACTTTATCGAACACATGTTTGGCGATGATTAGGTGATGGGTAGATTTAAAAAGTGGCATTAACATTAGGTTTTTGTCACTTATTTGTAGTAGTTGCAGTAATATTATGAAGAGTTTTTGAGTAATGAGATGAATATAATTCTGCTGATGAATAAAAAGGGATGTCATTCATTCTTAACATTAAACCATAAATATCCCTATTTGTATATTTATCATAAAAATTTAATCCACCATTGCAAATCGAAAGGCTGCTAAGTAACAATAGAGACAATCTCATCTTTATTATTCATTACCAGCTATTTCTTTATATATTCGCTCATTTTTATTTAATATTCCCCGCATTACTAATAAATGATTATTAACTAATTTCAAATCATCTTCTATATTTGTTAAATTACTAGTTACAACACCGAATTCAAATCTCATATCACTTAAATCATTTTTAATATCACATAATTCACTTCTAATGACAGTTAAATCAGTTCTAATATCACCTATATCAAATCTTATATCAGTTAAATCAGTTCTAATATCCATAAAACCAAGTCTAAAGTCATTTCTTAAGTCATTCATATGAAAATTATTATTTATTACTAGCCAATTCTTTATATATCGCCCCTATTTTTTCAATAATAGTATTATTTTTATTTATGGTTTCTTGAATTACATTTAAATTATTATTTACGGAATTTATATTACTTTCCACATTTATTAATTCAGTTCTAATTTCTTTAATATTATCTCTTTGTTCATTATTAATTTTTCTTAAATCATTTATAATAGCATTCATTTACTTTTTCTAATTTATATTAATATTTATATAAATTAGAAATGGCAGAAAAGGTTTTTCATTTTAATTTTATTGCGTTCTTTTGTGCTTTTGCAGTCGGATTTCTATTTGTATATTTATCAGCACCTAAACAAAAAGTCATTGTTAAATATCCAACCCCATATAATTCAAATAAGATTGTTTATAAAAATGAAAATGATTTTTGTTATAAATATGAAGTGGAAGAGCTTAAATGTACTGATAAGGCAATTCCTCAACCGATTATTTAAACCTCTTATTATAGGTAGAAATGGAAATTAAAAAAGTAATCGATAGATTATTATATACATATACAGGACAGTTATTTATAAGCATCTTATTTGGTCTAACCTTATCTCTTTTATTTAAAAGAGTTTGCAAAGACAATTGCGTAATTTATATTGCCCCGAAAAAAGAAGAAATTGAAGGAAAGTTATTTAAACTAGAAGACACCTGTTATAAATATAAATCTGTTCAGGTTAAATGTAATGAAAAAGATAAACCAGTAATGTTTTATGATGGTTATGAAAAACCAGATAATCAAATAGAAGAACCAGGCTTTTTGAGTAAGGTTTTTTCTTAAGCAACTTCAAATATAGCAGGGTTCATTGATAGCCAATCCCATTCTTTCTTTTTTATTTTTTCTAATAGCTTAATCGCTGCTGGATTTTGACTTAAATTTCCCAATTCTCTTTTAACAATTATTTTTAAATTTTTCTCAATGATATCTATGGCATTTGGGTTATTTGATAACGGTACCCAACAGCTATCATTAATTTTATCTGGATGTTGTTTTAGGATTTCTATAGCATCTGGATTTGTATTTTGACATAATGCACTCCAAAAAATTTTATCAATATTAGCTTTAAGTATCTTAATTGCATCTGGATGTGGATTTTTTGATAACGATATCCAATTTATTTTATCAAAATTGCCTTTAATAATATGTATGGTTAAAGGGTTTTCTGATATGAAATTCCATCCAATTTTATCAACCTTATCAAGATTTAAATCTAATAACTTGATTATTTTTGGATTTGAATTTTTACATATTTTTCTCCAATTTATCTTATCTGGATTGGCCTCAAGAAGTTTAATGGCATTTGGATTTCCAGATAACCATCCCCAATCAATCTTATCTTGATTAGCCTCGAGAAGTTTCATTGCCCCTGAATTTTGCGATAATCCTTCCCAATTTATCTTATCTTGATTGGCTTCCAAGAGTTTAATTGCATTTGGATTTTTTGATAAATAAGGCCAATAAATCTTATCTTGATTAGCTTCAAGAAGTTCGATGGCATTTGGGTTTCTTGATAATTCAACCCAATCAATTAATTCAGGATGTTCCTTTAAGATGTCGATTGCAGCTGGATTCTTATTGCTGGATAGTTTATTAGCGTTAAGTTCATTAACCTTAATCCAATTAAGTAATTTCCATTTTTTTGGTTTTTCAGTTTTATAATCAACTTCAAATATTGCAGGATTTGTAGCTAATTCATTCCAATATTTCGTCTTTCTTTTTTTAAGTAGATGAATGGCTGCTGGATTTTCACTCATCATAATCCAACTGATCTTTTTCGGATTTTTCTCGAGGATATCTATGGCATAAGGGTTATGAGATAGGATATCCCAAGAAACCTCTTTTAATTTATCTGGATGTTGTCTGATTAAATCAATTGCTTTTGGATTTGGGTTATGAGGTAATCTATACCAACCAATCTTATCAGGATTCGATTTGAGAAGTTCTATAGCTTCTGGGTTTTCACTTAAACCATTCCAATAAACCTTATCTAGGTTTTCTTTAAGATAATCAATAGCACCTGGATTTTTTGATAATCGAATCCAATCAATTTTATCAGGATTTTTCTTTATGATTTTAATAATCTCTGGATTAGGATTTTCACATAAAGCTCTCCAATGAATCTTATCGGGATTAGCTTTAAGAAGCTCAATAGCATTTGGATTTCCAGATAACCATCCCCAATGAATCTTATCAGGATTATCTTTAAGAATCTTAATGGCTTCTGGATTTGCCGATAAACGAATCCAATCAATCTTATCCCGATTCTTTTTGAGAATCTTAATTGCATTTGGATTTCCAGATAACCATCCCCAATGAATCTTATCTATATTAGCCTTGAGAAGCTCAATTGCATTTGGGTTTTTTGATAAAACGACCCAATCAATGAATTCGGGATTTTTCTTTAAAAATTCAATGAGTGCAGGGTTTTTATTTCTACATAAATAATTAGCATCTATCTCGTCTATTTTAATCCAATCCAGTAATTTCCACATTGGTTTTTTTTCCTCTAAAGATTTCAGGATTTCAATCAATTTTTCTTTTTTGAGTTTGGTAAGATTTTTCAATATAGGATTTTTATTTTTAATCATTTTAATAATTTCTGGTTTAGTTATATTTTTTACCATATCTACTAATATCTACTAATATATAATAATATATAATAATAATTATGCGTAATTATAATCATTAAATTTATGATTGTAATAGTAAAAACAAAATGAATATGACTACTAATATTGATAATATTCCATTAAAAACGAATAAGAATGATATTCAAGAGGATGATAGTAATGATCCTATGGTAAAAGATATTTTGAATGAATTTGAAAAGGAACTTAAAATGAATAATCCATCACCGCCATCAAAACCTGATTATGTCATCAATTATCCCCAACCACCACCACAAACATGTGCTGTTCCAATGAAGAAAACAAAAGTTTCGAGTGGTTATTATAATGAAGAGTTTTTACGTAAAACTGCAATTATTATCATTATTATTGCATTAGTATTTTCACCTGTAATATTTGCAACTATTGTTGAAAGATTACCATCCTCTTTTACAGAGATGTTTGATAATTATAATTATTATGTTAAATTGATGATATCATTTATAGCCATTTATTTATTATTTTATTATAATCTATTATAAGTCATATAAGAATGATCAAAAGCAGGATAATGAATTCCGTCTGAGTTTAATCCTTGCACTCCATAAGTATTATTATCAATCCTAATTTCATTATTATAATTAGTCATATCATAAATATTTGTCTGTGCTTTTTCTAATAATTCATTGGAAATATAAGGCATTTCAATGCCATCATTGGTCATTTTAATATAATGATCAGTTATTTGTGCTGTTTTTTCTTTTGGTGCTGGTTTAACATCAGTAGTAAAATTTTCATTACTTTCATTCCTAAAGTCATTTCTACTATTAATCAAAGGTTCTTTTAATTCAGGCAAAGGTTGATTATTTTTTATAAGTTTTTGATAATATTTGAAATAAATAATCAAAAATAATAATCCTAATAAGAAACCAATTATTTCATCCACAAGAAGTATGATTGATATTATAATAATTGCAATAATTAATTGATTGACTTGCGTATGCAATATTACAGGTATTTCAACATCCACCATGATTGAAAAAATTAAAACAACTAAAACCAGAATTCTTAATACTTGAAGTATCATTTCTATTATCTAATTTATAAATATATATAAAATTAATTTTAATTATATTTAATTGATGGTGTTAGAAACAACTTATTTATCAAACAGAGGCTTTGCTATTCTTAAAACTGATAAAAATAAAAAATTAATCAGAGATATCAAGAAAGAGTTAACGGTATCTCCCAAGGTCATTCCTAGTGGTAATTTTTCAAATGTAAAGGAGTATCCTATTTATCTCGAAAGTGATAGTAAGATTTATGTTCCTAAATGTTATGGCTTGTCTACATTTGGAATTCCACTGAATGATAATCTTGATGAAGGTCTTGATTGTCCAAATTTGGCCTTTAATGGTACTCTTCGTGATATTCAAAAAGTTCCCATTAATAACTTCATTGAAGCAGCTACCAATCCAGAGAAATTAGGTGGAATTATAAGTGTTCCATGTGGCTTTGGAAAGACTATTATGGCCATTTATATTGCATGTCATTTCAAAAAGAAGACCTTATTTATCTCTCATAAAGATTTCTTAAATGAACAATTTATTACTAGTGTAAAAGATTTCGTACCTAAGGCAAGAATCGGAAAAATCAAACAAGGAACTATTGATGTAAAAGATAAGGATATCGTAATTGCAACTCTTCAATCACTTGCGTTGAGGGAATATGATGCATCGGTTTTTAAAGATTTTGGATTGGTAATCGTTGATGAATGTCATCATATTGCATCTGAGGTGTTTTCAAGAGCTTTTAGAAAGATGACTATTAAAATTACTTTAGGATTATCAGCTACTTTAAATAGGAAAGATGGTTTGCGAAAAGTTTTTGAATGGTATTTGGGGAAATCTATTTATGATTTTAAAGTTGATAAAAATTCGGCAGATATGATTGTACAAGTTCATAAGTATTTCTCACCTTCGAGTGAATATAGTTTTATCAAAACCTTTTATAATGGACAACCCAATATCGTTGCATCCATTAATAATATTTGTAATTATAAACCACGTACCCTTTTAATTATAGATATTCTTAAGTCGGTATTGGAAAAGGAAAAAAATAGAAAGGTTTTGATTTTATCAGAACGTAAAAATCAATTAAAGGAAATTGAACAGTTGATTATAAGTGAAAATATTGCAAATGCCAATTATGGATATTATGTGGGTGGTATGAAGATGAGTGATTTGGATATATCAGCTACAAAACAAATTATTCTTGCCACTTATCAAATGAGTAGCGAGGGTTTAAATATTCCAACATTAAATACCCTGATTCTAGCAAGTCCCATCAGTGATATCCAACAATCAGTGGGTAGGATTTTAAGAGAGAAAAAGGAAGATAGGAAATATACTCCTCTTACCATTGATATTTTTGATGAACTTTCAGTCGTCAAAAATAAGGGTTATCGAAGACTCAAATATTATAAATCAAATGGATATATTATCAAGAATTTTGTTGAAAATATTCCGGTGGTAAAAAGCGAGGATGATGATGAAGATAGGAAGGTTAGTGATATTACTAAAAATACTATTAATTTATTTATCAACGATGACGATGATGATTAATAAAAATAAAAAGTTATTAATATTTAGATATGGAGGTTTTAACCGTTTTTGCAATTATAATAATAATCGTATTTTTTGCCTTAATTTTATATTTAATTTCTACTAGAGATCTTAATAATAACAAAAATAATAATCAAGACTATCATACTGATAAATATAAGAAGTTTAATCAGATATCAAATGATCATTTGATTAAAGAAAAAGAGGAAGAATTGCAACTCAAAGAATCCATTCCGGGATATACAAATGAGTTGATGTATGAGAACAATCTTAAAGGTGGAGATTATGTAAATCAATTCAAAGAGATAGATTTTAATATGATACCTAAAAGTGATAATCAAATTGGATTTAATCCGGAACCTCGTGATACTTCTCTCGTAAAACTCCCCTATGCCAATATAAACGTCAATTGTTTATAATTATTCATTTATTGTTTTTACATTGATACTATTATCATTAATATCAATATATTGATATTGTTTTGTACCAAAGGCTCTTGAAAGACCGGTATCACAATACCATATCTGATTATCAACAAATGTTATTTGAGGCAATGCTGTATGACCTAGAAACATATAAGATACTCTGAGATTATTGAAAAGTCTAGTAGTTTCTCCTACATCATTCGCATCTCTATTCCATAATATACCTTTATTACCAATGATTATATTATCTAAAATCTCTTTATCTTCAATTTTAATTTTATTATTTCGTAAATAATTTTCCCAGATGGTATTTAAATAGAAAATATCTTTATCATATTTCTTGAGAATCTCTAAATGTCTTATATTCATCTTTGCATGACAAAATAATAAATCTTTAATTTTTACTACTAATGGTCTTTTTGCTAATATCAAAGCAATGGATCCTTGAGGTTTGAATAAATTAGTTCTTATTTCTTCTTTATTTAAAGGAGATACATATGAAAAATCACCTATAACATTCATCAATTCATGATTACCTATAAGTGAAATACATCGACCTCCTTTAACTCTTGCAATATTATCCAAATGTTCCGTAAAATAAATCATTTCATAATCATTTAAAACCTCCCAATTATCAGTCGTAAGTCGATTTAAACTATCTATTTGATCTCCTAATTGAAGGATAATGGTATTTGGAGGTTCTGCGATCCACTCAAAATTATTATTAATAACAGAGGCATCTATAAGAATCTGCTTAAACCTCTTTATATCTCCATGAACATCACCTATGATAATAATCCTAGATGCATCATTTATTTCAAATGAATTGGAATTAAACATCATTTATATTATAAAAATAATTTAATATCAATCGTTTATCTTCAATATTTATAGTTCTCCAATAAACCAACAAGTGCTTAATATTTTTGAATATTTTGAAAATGTATTAATTTTATTTTTCTCTAGATAATACATATTTCTATTATCTTTGATTAAGTTATATTTATGAACATAATTGTCGATAAATGTATAATTATCATTATTTGAAATAGCAATTTTTAATTCACTTATATCATCCGCATTATACAAGATTGCTTTATCTTCATATGTAAGCTTTCTTGACAGTTCAAATGTAACACCTGAAATTGAATGGCTATTATGATTAATATTTTTATAACTAATAATCTTGGCCGGAATTTCTAAAATCGTCTTATTAAAATAGTAGAATCTCATTTCTTGATTATTATATTCATGATAATCAATTTTTATATATGTATTAATTATTAACAATTATAAGTAAAAATGATTTTAATTTTTTAATTAATTATTAACATTAACTATGATTGCTACAAGAAATCCTCTAGCGTATGATAAAAAAACCGGATTATATCAGAAGGTCAATAAACCTCACGATGTTCCTCTCAAAAGAACTTATGCTTCCTTTCTTATGAGTACATGTGGATCGCTCGATGTTAGTGAGGTTTATACTCCTGTCAAAAAGGCATGTATGAGTTTTGTGACTGTTCCACTTCAAAATATTGATATTAAGAACTTTGAAAATATAATCCCAACTCCTATGGTGAGGTATATTATTGGTCAAGAATTCGATTATATTAAGAAGTTTTAAGTAGATTTAATTACATAAAAAACAATTACATTAGGTTTTTGTTTTTCTTATTATAAAAAATGATATAATTATTAAAATAAATTATCTATAATGGTTAAATTTATAGATTTATTTTGTGGTATTGGTGGTTTTCATCAGGCAATATCAACTGTAATACCAGACTCTTCATGTGTATTAGCATCTGATATAGATAGTAAAGTAAGAACTACATATGAAATAAATTACAATATGAAACCATTAGGTGATATTAAAGATATTGATATTGATAAAATACCTTCATTTGATTTACTTTGTGCAGGGTTTCCATGTCAGGCATTTAGTATTGCTCAATGGAAAGATAAAAAGGCATTTGATGATCCAAGAGGAACTCTATTCTTTGAAATTTTGAAAATTATAGATGTTCATAATCCTAAGTGCATTTTATTGGAGAATGTTGCCAATCTTACTAAGATAAACAAGGGTGAGGTATTTAAAACAATAATAAATTCACTTGAGAATAGAGGTTATAAAGTTTCATATCAGTTATTAAGTCCTCATCAATTTGGAATTCCTCAGAATAGGGAAAGAGTTTATATTGTTGCAACAACTATAAATAAATTCGACTTTAAAAAACTAGGTCTTAATAAATCTTTATGTAAAATAGAAGATATTCTTGATAGTGAGGTTCCAGAAGAATATTATATTGATCCATCTAAATATATAATTCTTGATAATTCTCTAATAAAAAAACAATTGAAAAGTTGTTTGAAATTCTGTGGTTATTTAAAGGGGGAATTAAGAAAAGTGGGAGCTAAAGAAAACACAGAATATCTATCAAGGGTTCATAGACAAGTAATGAGGATTTATAGTACAGATGGAACTCATCCTACATTAGCTGCATCTGAATCTACGGGTAGATATTATATATATGAAGAATTTTCTAAAAGAGTAAGAAAACTTACATTAAATGAATGTTATAAATTAATGGCATACCCATCATCATTCATAAAAAATCAAAATAAAGGTATTGCATATAAGCAAATTGGTAATAGTGTTTGTGTTCGTGTAGTTGAAGAAATACTTAAGGAAATGGTTATTCAAGATGTTTTATGAATATAGATTGAATAGTTTCTTTAATTTGAAGACTTAAATTTTTATAATTTAATATTTTCTGCCGCAATTCTTCCATAAATATCATACATAAATTAGTTTCATAAAATAATCCCAGTTGTAAATAAGATGATGTGAATGATGTTAAACTATCGATACAAATATTATTTTTAACTATTTTTCTAGAAATATTAGCAGTCGTAATTATAAATTTTAATGGTATATTTTCACCAAATGTCTTTTTATCAAATATCATAACTATGGTTTCATCAATATGAATTTTATATTTCACTTCAATTACAATTTTAGGTTTATTATCTTTCAATGCAATTCCTTCAATGTCACCAAATGATTTACTATCATTTGCTGTATGTTCCTTTAATTTATTTATTGAAATTTCTTTCCATAAATAAGGTTGAATTATAGATAGCAATGTATGGGTTATGATAACAGGGATAACAGAAGAACCTGTACCTATATCATTTATTTCATCTAGAATTTTAACAATATCTGCAATTTCTACTTTTTTTTCTAATTTTAATTCAGAATTACATAAGCCAGTTATTTTAACTTTTCTATTTTTAAGAAAAATCAATAAATATGCCAGAATATCATTTAAAAGCTTGTTATTTATTTCAATATTTATTATTTCAATTAAATTTAAAAATGCATTTTTACATTCCTTTGGTGAAATTTTACCCGAATATTCTTTATTAAAAGGTTCTGCTTTTTCAAAAGAACGAGTTAATGCGAATTCTGTAGGAGTATCATATAAACCAATTTTATAAAGATATGAAGATACGTAATTTTTATCTATAGTTCTTAAACTATATTTTCCACCAATCTGTATTTGATGATATCTTGTATCCCAATCTTGATGTTTTATTTTTGCAATTAAAGATACCATTAAAGCTTTTAATGGCGCCCACGATTTTGAGCTATTATTTATTATTATATCCAGTTCATTTTTAATATCATGGATATCTTCCAAGTTTATATCATTTATATCTAATGCATTTTGAATTATTAATGAATATGGTTCAGTAGTCATGGTATTCTGATTAGACATTAATTATATTTCATTTTTTAATCAATAATCTCATGACATAATCCCCAATCTTTGGCTTGTTTTGAATCTACAATTAAGAATTTCCTATTTATATTTGAAATATCGGAAAGTTTCATTTTTGTTTTTTTCTTTAAAATAGTCTTAATGGTATTCATTAGTAATTTTGTATTTTTTACATTATCATCTAGGAGGATGCTATTATTCATATTATAGAAATAGATAAGATTGCAAATAATAAAGGTATGTTTATACATATAGATCTTATCCGTAAATAACAAAGGAATCAAATTATCAATACTAATTGGTGTATCAATAATACCAATCTTCGTAGTATTGATACTCGAAATCCGAGGTATCACGTTTAAGGTTTTAAATATATTCCTATCAGTTAGAACGTCAGAGGTTTTTATTTTTGCTTTATCCTTTTGTTTTTCGATTTCATCACAATCTTCGTGATTTGGATAAATTAAATAAGAGTTTTTATTTGGATTTGCATTTGAAGTCATTATAGATAAATCTATGTTACTTAAATTAAAATCACAAGAGATTGCTAAATGAATGACGTTTCTTGATTTAATCAAATCATTGATTTTTAAATTTTCAATAGGGGTAGAATAATGAACATCTATAACACGATCAACAATTCCTTTCGATAAACAAGTTTTATAATCAAGAAAGATATTATGTTGAAGTAATTCTAATAATTCCTGTTTTGAATATTTTGTTTTTTCTAGATACATATCAATAATAACATTGAAATATTTATCAATTGCTTTTAGAGAGTTTATAAAAACATCCCTTTTTTTATTTACAAATCCTGATATGGAATATTCATGTAATAAACAATATCCATATTTATTCATAACTCTATAAGGACTGCTTATAGATAGAAAAGTTGCAGCAGAACAACTATAATTATCAATCATTGTTGCAATTGGAACTTTGCTTAATTTAAAGATGGTTAATAATCGTAAACCATCGGTGAGATTGCCACCAAATGAACAGATATGGATTAATATTGGTTTCGGGTTTTCGAGATTATTAGCTTCTTTAATTTTAACAATTAATTCATCAATCGTTTTATCTTCAACTTTTGAATTGAAGTAGATATGTGTTAATTTATCTGAGTAGAAATCTTTATCGCTCAATTTTTGAAAAAAATTATCCATCCTTATTCCTTACTATATTAAAATTTATTTAAAGATTATTTATAATAACTCTAAATATCCCCAAAGTTTATGTCAAAAGAAGATTGTGTTGGTATTGGTATTGATCTAGGTACTACTACTAGTTGTGTTGCTGTTTGGATTGGTGATAGAGTAGAAGTTATTCCTGACCATCAAACAGGTTCTCGAATTATCCCTTCATATGTATCATTTACAAATGAGGAAAAACTCGTAGGTGATGCAGCTAAGAATGTCTCTACAATGAATCCAAAATCAACACTTTATGATATCAAGCGTCTTATTGGTCGTAACTATGACGATCCTCACGTTCAGGCTGATAAGAAGTTGTGGTCTTTTGATGTATCTGCAGATGAAAATAATAAACCAGTTGTAAATGTTGATTATAAAGGTGAAAATAAGAAGTTTTATCCCGAGGAGATTTCAGCCATGGTTCTAGCAAGACTCAAGGAAACAGCTGAAGCTTATCTTGGTCATCCTGTAAAGAAGGCGGTTGTTACTGTTCCAGCTTATTTCAATGATAGTCAAAGACAGGCAACTAAAGATGCTTGTGTTATCAGTGGAATGGAATGTCTTCGAATCATCAATGAACCTACTGCTGCAGCCATTGCTTATGGTCTTGATAAGAAGACTGATAAGGAAAGCACTATTTTAATCTTTGATGAAGGTGGTGGCACTCATGATCTCTCCGTTCTATCACTTGACGGTGGTATTTTTGAGGTAAAGGCAACTGCTGGTGATACCCATCTTGGTGGTTCAGATATCGATAATCTTATTGTGGATTATCTATGTGATGATATTAAGAAGAAACATAAGAAGGATGTTAAGGAAAATCCAAAGGCACTTAAACGTCTTAATATTGCGGCAGAGAGGGCTAAGAAGAATCTTTCATCATCCACTACTACAACGATTGAAGTTGAGAGTCTGATTGATGGTATTGATTATTCTACCACCCTAAGTAAAGCTAAATTTGAGCAATTGGCGGATAGCTTCTTTAATAGATCTATGGAGCCTATTTCCAAGGTTCTCAGTGATGCCAAGGTTTCTAAGAGTGATATTGATGAGATCGTTCTTGTAGGTGGTACTACTCGTATTCCTAAAATTCAAGAACTTCTTAGCAATTATTTCAATGGTAAAACTCTTAATAAGAGTCTAAATCCAGATGAAGCAGTTGCAATTGGTGCAGCTATTCAATGTGCCATTCTTACTGGTCAAGGAAATGAGAAGACCAATGACCTTCTTCTTCTTGATGTAACCCCTCTTTCTCTAGGTATCGAGACTTCTGGTGGTGTTATGACTCCAATCATTCCTCGAAATACTACCATTCCTACCAAGAAATCACAAACCTTTTCAACTTATTCAGATAATCAACCTGGTGTAGATATTAAGATTTACGAGGGTGAACGTCAATTTGTGAAAGATAATAATCTTCTTGGTTCATTTAACTTGAGTGGAATTCCTCCCATGCCTAGAGGAACACCTAAGATTGTAATTGACCTTTCAGTGGACGTTAATGGAATTCTTGAAGTAACAGCTAAAGAGGAAAGCACTGGTAAGACAAATAACATCAAGATTACTAATGATAAGGGTCGTCTTTCTAAAGAACAAATTGAGGAAATGGTAAAGGCAGCTGAGAAGTTCAAGGAGGAAGATGAAAAACTTAAGGCAGTTGTGGAGGCTAAGAATGATTTGGAGAATTATCTCTATGGAGTTCGAAATTCTATGAGTAGTAAAGGTGAGGTAGCACCACCTAATTTCGATGAGATTAAGAAGGAACTTGATCCAATTGTGGATGAAGGTATGAAATGGTTCGAGGAAAATCCTAAGGAAACAGCAGAGGTTTATAAAAATAAACAAAAGGAATATACTGATAAGATTCAGCCATTACTTATGAAACTTCAATCTGCTCCTCCGCCTGAAGGTTTTGATCCTTCAAAAATGGCTTCAACTCCTGAGGAAGATGAGAAGAAAGAGGAGGTTGATTCACTCGATTGATAAATGCATATAAATTTAATTTCTTATTTTTATTTAACTTATGATAATTCATAAATTAAAACAAGAAGTAATCAAATATACGAGCATTAATATCGCTATTTATATGATAAATAGATTTCTTTTATCAATTTTTACAGTTCCAACAGTTCTTCAAATACTAGGATTTGGGATAGTATTCGTATTAATGGATTCATTTGTATTGCATCACGATTATAAATTACTAGAAATCAATTATAAAAATCTGGTGGATAGATGTGAATTCAATAGAGATTTGAATTTAATAAAACAAAAATTGGATTTATTACTGGAGAATAATACTCAAAAATCCTCTGTTATTGAATTTGAGATTAAATCATCGAGAGCTTCCAGTCCTGCATTTGACTATCAATCAGCTAGAAAAGCTTTATTTAAATCAACTAGCTTAAATATTAAAAAACCAAAAGAACCTTCAGAAGAAATTCCTATAACCACAGCAGGTGAAGTAATTACTTTATCAGTTAAGAAATAAAATAAACGGATTGATCTTTTTTATTTTTTCAACGATATCAATATTAGATTTCAATTTATCATCAATAAAGAAATAAATGAAACTATTTATTTCCAATAACTTAAGAATAAATTTAATATTGAATCTCAATGAGGGCGATGCATATTTAAAGAAATAGGAATTGTTATAACAGATCTCTTTAAAGATCATTTCATTATTCCTATGATGATTATCAAGAATACGAATGATATTTGGATTTTTATGAATGATTATCTTTAAAATCTCGTCATTTATAATAAGACGTTTGATATTCGTATCAATCTTATTGAAGTTTAAAGAACTGAAAATGAAATTCCAATAATCTCTTTTATTTTTGAAATAATTTAAAAAGAGATTTATATTGGTATCATTGACAGTCCCTTGAAAGTATTTCTTTATGAGATATAAGTTATAAATATGAGTTGCAATATCATCATTCTTAATTATCTTTTTAATGATACATAACATATTTATAACTATAATTTTAATTCATAAATAATATTTAATAAAAATGGGATATAAGCACTCATTATACACCAAATTGTTCCAATACCTTTACTACTTCTATATTTAAGATAAGAAGCCACAAAGGTTATCACTATCAGAAAAGCATTGAGGTAGTTATATTTCTTTAAGCCTTTAATCATTAATAATGCTAATATAAATGGAAATAAATAATAGAATTTCTTAGTTAAGCCATATTGGATTTTCCACTGCAATTCCTTTTTGTTTTCAATACCAATAGTGCATTTCTTTAATAACTTATAATTGATAATAAAATAGTTAACATTTAAAATTAAAAAGCATAACATCAAATAATGAAGGTGGGTAGGCAGAATTCCCGGATTATACTTAAGTATCAATAAATACAGAACATAAGGTTGCAAATGATTTAAGGAAATGCCAATTTTGGTGATGAATTTATTTTTATTATTGCATTTATTATTTGACCATAATAGATATTCAATTAACTGCATTTGAATTATAAAACCATAAAAAGCACCTTCAATCTCATAACCTCTTTTAAATAGAATAATAGAATTGACTATTCCAAATATATAAGAAGCTATGGAAATAGAAGAATTAAAACACATATTTTCTATAATTAAATTATGGATTATTTAATTCCACTATCATATCAATTATATATACAAGATGTCATCGATAATGAATATTTTGAAATCACCGCAAATGCTAATCAAATCTATGTCATAAACAACTTTTCCTTATATACAAATAAAAATTATTTGATTTATAGGATTACTTCAGGTATATCACTTGAATTCCTGTTAGATTTCTTATATAATTATGAGAATCTGGTTATTAGAAAGATTTACTATTTTCTCATTGTTAAACATCTATTAAATCTCTCCTCTGAAATAAAAAAAGAAAGTATTTTTAGTTATCTAAAAGAAAAGAAGTACTATGATTTGATTCTTAATACCAGAGAATATCATATTTCCAATAATAATGAGATCATTATCACAGATTATTTGAATTTCAATGTTTGTCTTGTTATTATTAATAAATCCGTCAATAAAACTCTTATTGCAATCATAGATAGGAATTGTCTATTTGAAAGCTTGATTGATATCATCAGTGACAGTAATATTTATATTTATAATCAATTTGAAGATATTGAAATCTCCATTATTTGTGCTTTATCGATTGATAAGATTGATATTATTATTCACATTTATAATTATCTAAAGCAACTGAAATTATCAAAATTTATCAAAAACACAAATCTAACAAGAAAAAATAAAATTAAAAGATTAAAAATAAATACTACTAAAGGAACAATTAAAATGATTCGTAATGACTATTATGATAAAAATATGACTCAATTTCAAAATAATAATTTCTATTCACCGCTACATCGAAAATAACCATCTATAGAATCTCCGAGCTTCTAGATAAGTATCATAAACATTTATACTTATATTATCTTCGATTTCATTCAAGGTTATTATGAAATATTTATTTCCAAAAGTAATGAATGCTTTTCTATTATCATAATCTATTATTTCAACTTTTGGATTGCCTTTAAGTATACTTATAACAGTTGGAATGAAATAATCGTAACTATCCATTAAATTCTCATAAATAAGATGTTCATTTACATCTTTCATATTATAAATAAGGGATACAGTTTTATCAGCCATCTTTAAAATAGTTTCCATTTATTTTAATTTAGATAACTATCAACAGTCAATTTTTAATATTATTTAAAAATTAGTCTTTATAGATATTTAAAATGGAAAATAAATATGTGTCTTATAAACATCAAAACTTCAGTGATATTGGTAATGAACTATTCAAACTAGCAACTTCTTTAAGTTATGCAGAAAGAACTTATAGAACCTTTGTTTTAGATAATGATGATTATATGAATATCGTAGATCTTTTTACCAAGCTTCCTTATGAGAGGTTATCTATTGATGATTTTACTACTAAGAAGGGGTTTAATTATCATATTAATTATGATGATAAAAAGCTATTAATTGATTTTGAGGATTATAAATTTAACTATCATCAGATTTCACCAAAAACAAGGGTTTTACTATCCTTACTTATCACTGGTAATCCGAATTACACCAATTTTGTTTATGCACGAATTAATGATTTTATGAATTATTTCAAAGACTATAGTCTTTCCAATTACGTTTGTATGAATATTAAGAAGGATACTTATGTATCTAATTATTATGAGAAGGCTTATTATAGACATTTTAATGATAAAAAGTTGATTATCAGAGTAGATGATTTGGATTGGGCAAAGGATAATATTAAATTCATAGATAAATCAAAAGTTATATTTATTGAAGCCAATTATGAAAATAAATTTACTGATTTCATTTTATTATCACTATTACAAAATTATATCATAGATTATGATTATTATTCTTGGTGGATAGCCTATATTTCTATCCCAGGTAGTGATATTACTAAGAAAGTAATTGTACCCAACAATTATTATGATTTTTATCTACCTGAATGGATTAAGCAATCATAATTATATATAAGGTTAAGAGTAGAAATAATAATAAAAATGTTTAATACCATCAGACAATTTATGGATCTTACCTATGATTGCTCTATGCTAACCCACCATTATCTAAATTCAACTCCAATTGACCTTCAGGAGAATAACGGTGATGTTTCTGTTCCTAATTATTATATCGAGCCTTCTATTTGTCTAAAAGGTGATATCTCTACTTAGGGATTTATTATTTTTATTATAGTAATGAAGATAAATAACTACCTCCATTATAAAGACACCAAAGATTTAACTACAGATGAAAAAAATGGAATTCATGAACTCATCTTAAAATCATTTCAAAACTCCAGATTGAAGTTTTATGAAACAGTTGTTTATTTTAAAGATTCAGATAATAAAATTGTTGGTTTTGTCGGTCTCTATTATATCGATAAATATCTCTCCTTAAATCAATTATGTGTTGCAGAAGAACATAGAAATAATGGTATTGCGTCCTTATTATTAGAACTCATCTTTTATCTTTATAATACAACATCTATAATTTTATATATTGACAAAAATAAAAAAAACACGGATTATCTCTTTAATTTCTATAATAAAAAAGGCTTTAAAGAAATTGATTATTTAAAAACCTTTAATTTGACTTATGATAGAACTATTGAATATCTAATGATAAAAGAACCTTAAGCACCCGTAGATCCAAACCCACCCTCTTGTCTCTTTGTTTCATCTGCCACACCACTTTCAACCTCAACCATATTCACATAAACCTGATTCTTGAATATCAATTGACAGCATTTGAAGGGATATTCAATTTCAATGGCATCATCTGCTATTTTTGTTAAGGCAATTAGAAGATTGCCTCTATAACTATTATCAATAATTCCAATATTATTTGATAAGATATATCCTGATTTACTAATGGAACTTCTAGGCACAATCTCTGCATAATATCCAAAATCCATTACAATCTTAATACCTGTATCATAAAGAGCCGTTTTTGAATTAAAATCCTTCACTTTCTTAATAATACTCAAATCATAACCCACATCACTCCAATTGGTCTTTGATGGAACCACTGCATTCTTATCCACACGAATGAAACTACATGTGGGAATTAAATAATTATGATTTGCATATCTGATAGTATATCTATTATCAATATTTGAATAAAGAAATCCTAGGAAATCAACCGAACTACATCCATATTTAAATATGATCTTATCTACATTACGACAATAGGGAATATTTACATAATCAAAGATTTCAGTAATAAGCAAATCATCTAAGATTTTAGGTCGAAGGAGAATTAAATCACCAACTCCAGCATTCTCATTCATCAAATGACTATATTCATACCAACCACGAATAAAACCCTTCTTTTCCTCATCTGAAAATTTACTAAAACCCTTAACTCCTGCATTAATATCAGCAATTGTTTTATCATCAATGAGAGTCATGGATACAGATGTGGATGAACTGGAATCCTCATCATCTTCATTATCATCAAAAATGATATCAACCACATTTTTAAAGATATCCAAAATAACATTATCCTCATCTTTATCAATATTTGAAAGTTCATATGAATATTTAGCAAATGATGATTGAGAGTTTTCGATATTCATGAAAAATCCAAGACAATAGGCCTTATGAGGATTATCAATTGTGGATAAATAAGAAGTCATTGATGGTTTGTGTATTTAAATATTCATAAATAATTCTTAAATAGAATTAAAGAGGACTATCAGTAATAGTCATACCACAATATTCAACATTATTCAATTTAAAATCTTGTTTTGTATAAATACCGATATTAATTGCCTCTTCTAATATCCATTTGAAGTTATCCCAAAACTCCTTTGTATGTCCTGTACTTTCAGTGCAAACATGTGCTAATTCATGTAAAACCACAAACATCATGGTATTTAAATCCATAAGTTTATTATTCGTTCGTAAACATAAAACAATCTGTTCTCCCTTATTAATCGAATAACTCGTATAATTGGGATCGTCAATCCCTTCTTTGATATTCTCAGGTCTAAAGTTATTTTTCATACGAATAGTTCTTTCTTCATTTGGATAAGTTTTTACGAGATGTTTGACGACTATTTCCAATCTGGCTCTAATTTGTGCAATTAAATCTGCGGCTTGTTGTGCATCTTCTTTTATTTGAACTTCATAATTTTGATTATCTATCGTTGAAACAATCTTTTCAATTTTACTATAATAATGATATTGATAAAATAGATATATAATTATAATCGAAAGTGCAATAATAATTAACCCTTGAATTCCTATTTCCATTCTATAAGAAGCCTATAAAAACAAAAAAATGACACTTTTTTATAAATATAAAACTTTAAGACAATTAATATCTATGAACACCTTTCCGAGATTAGAAATAGATGATTTAGAATCAAATGATAAGCCCATTATCTATCAAATCACTGATTGGTTTATTCCTGAAACTGATAAAAATAAGGAAGATTATGAACCTGACGAAAATTATACCATCTATATCTATGGAACTACTGATGATAATATTACTGTATGTACTAAGGTTTTAAACTTTAAACCCTTCTTCTATGTGAAACCTCCGGTCTCATGGGAAGAGTTGGATAAGAAGGCCTTTTCTTCCAAATTGAAAAGTTTCGAAGCTAAATTGCGTGATGAAAGTTATGAAAGTAGATTTAAAGGCGGAAAGACTTTCAGAAGAAAGATTATTAATAACGATAAGCAATCACATTTTCATAAGATTGAATTGGTGACTAAGAAAGACTTTTGGGGGTTTACCAACAATAAGGATTTTCGATATCTGAAAGTGATTGTAAACTCCTTATATATGTATAATAACCTCAAATACTTCTTTCAAAGTGATGAGGTTATCAAGGATGGCTTTAAGTTATATGAGAGTACTATTGACCCCTTCCTAAGATTTATTCATATGAAAATGATAAAGCCTTGTGGATGGATTAAAGTTTCTAATTATGATTTCAAGGATAATATACCTGATACTACTTGTAATTATAATATCAGTGTGGATTGGAATGATATTGAGGCTATTGATATCAATAAGATAGCACCTATGTTGGTGGCATCTTTTGATATAGAATGTACGAGTTCACATGGGGATTTCCCTGTTGCTATTAAGAATTATAAGAAACTTGCACAAGATCTCTGTTATCTATCCAAGAGAAATTTGGATGACGAGAACCTACTTACTTATATTTATAATGCTTATTTCGATGATGTAATTATCAAAAACGACTTTAAAATCAATCGTCTATATTCAAAGATAGATATTGATGATACATTGAAGAAAACTCTTAAAACTTATGAATCGTCTATTCGATTCTTATTGAGTAAGGTGAAGACAACTGAAATGCCTGATGATGACGACGATGATGATGAGGAAGTTGCAACAACAACAAAGAAACTCACAAGTAAGGAATATAGTGAAATTGAAGATGCATTAAATTCAAAATTGACGGAAATCTTACCTCCATTGGAGGGTGATAAGATTATTCAAATTGGTGTTACTGTTAATCGTTTCGGTAGTGATGAAATTATCTATAAACAGATGATATCTCTTAATGATTGCGATGATATTGATGGTGTAGAGGTGAAATGTTGTAAAACAGAAGCCGACCTACTTATCTATTGGAAAAGACTAATGACAAAACTAAACCCAGATATAATCATTGGATATAATATTTGGGGTTTCGATATTGAATATATGTGGGACAGAAGCAAAGAACTTGGAATTAATTCCAAGTTCCGCAAAGGTCTTGGAAGGATCAGAAATAGAACTTGTAATTTAATTGAACAAAAATTGGCCTCTTCTGCCTTGGGTGAAAACTTCTTTAAGTTATTCGAGATGGATGGTGTGGTCTGTATTGATTTATATAAGGTTATGCAAAAAGATTTCAAATTGGATAGTTATAAATTGGATAATGTGGCATCTATCTATATCGGTGAAAAGAAGGATGATTTGAAGCCAAATGAAATCTTTGAGAAATTCAAGGGTAACTCGGCGGATAGATGTGTGATTGCCAAGTATTGTATTCAGGATTGTATTCTTGTTAATAAACTATTACATAAATTGAAAATTGTTGAGAATAATATTGGTATGGGAAATGTATGTTTAGTTCCTCTGAATTATCTCTTTCGCAGAGGTCAAGGAATTAAAATCTTCTCTCTCATTGCAAATGAATGTATGAAGAAAGGCTATCTAATCCCTGATATTAAGAAATTTATTGCGGATGATGATACTGATGGTTATGAAGGCGCCATTGTCCTTGATCCAAAAGAAGGTATTTATCTAGATGAACCCATCGTTGTTTTCGACTATGGGTCTTTATATCCATCCTCTATGATTTCAAAAAATCTATCACATGATACCTATATCATTGATGAGAAATATAAAGAAATTGATGATGATAATGTAGAAATTATCAAAGTAAGTTATGATTTATATGAAGGTGTGGGTGATAAGAAAACCAAAACTGGTGTGAAGGATTGTTATTTCGCTCGTTATAAAGATGGGCGTAAAGGCATTATTCCTGATATCCTCGAAATGCTCTTGAATGAGAGGAAGAATACCAGAAAGAAGATTGAATATAAAACAGTGGTCGTTAATGATGGAAGAGAATTTAGCGGAATTACTGATGAAAACGGTGATGATATTATAATCATCGATGTTGAGTTGAATGTGAAAACTAAAATTCCGAAAAAAGAGATTAAAGAAATAAGAGATACTTATAATAAATTTGAATGTGCTGTATTTGATGCACTTCAAAATGCTTATAAGGTGACAGCGAATTCCTTATATGGTCAAATTGGTGCGAGGACATCAGCAATTTATCTGAAGGATATTGCTGCTTGTACAACATCCACAGGAAGAGAAATGATTATGTTAGCGAAGAAGTTTGTTGAGGAAAATTATGAAACGAATGTAATCTATGGAGATAGTGTAATGCCATATACCCCAATTACTTATAAATTTAATGATAAGATTAATGTAAGTACCTTTGAGAAATTGGAGGGTGAATGGTTTGATTATAGTAACTTTAAGCTATTCGATACTGATAGATTTAATAAAGAACAATTTATTCCTGAAAATATGTTAATTTGGACTGGCAGTGAATGGAGTAAAGTAAAAAGAATTATTCGACATAAAACCATTAAGAAGATTTATAGAGTTTTAACTCATACTGGATTAGTTGATGTAACTGAAGACCATAGTTTATTGGATGAAAAATCACAGATAATTAAACCAGTGGATTGTGTTATTGGTCAAGAATTATTACATTCAAAACCTGATATAACTATCAATAGTAATAATGATATGGATGAAGATCAAGCATACATCTATGGCGTGTTTGTCGGTGTTGGTTCTTGTGGCAGTTATAAATTTAACTGGGCTTTAAAAAGCAAAGACATTCTATTATTGAAGAAATGCAAAATTATTCTCGAAAGAATTGAAGGAATACCATTCAAGATAATTAAATTATCGAATGTATATAAATTAATTCCACATTCAGGTGGATATAATAGTATCAAGAATTTAGTGTTGAAGTATAGAGAAAATTGCTATTTAGAGAAATCGAAAATAGTTCCTAATGATGTATTAAATAGTAATGCCAATGTTTTAGAGAATTTTAGACAGGGATTGATTCATACTCGTTGTTCTCTAATTATTGATACGAAAAATCAAGTTACCGTACAATCATATTGCTTACTATTTCAACTATTGGGTTATAATGTTTCAATTGATGAGCAAAATAGATTAAATTATGCATTTAATAAAACACACGGAGTTAATGAAAATGCTATTAAGAAAATTGATGTATTACATGATAATTATCATGGTTATGTATATGACATTGAAACTGAAAAAGGAGTATTTCATGGAGGAATTGGAAATATTATATTGAAAAATACGGATTCAATATTCTGTAAATTTAAGATTCGTGATGAGTCTGGAATGGAAATTACGGGTAAGGATGCTTTACCTTACGCAATTAAAATTGGTCAAGAGGTGGAAGGGAAAATTAAGAAGTTTCTACCTTATCCTCAAAAGTTGAATTATGAGAAGTCGTTATTTCCCTTCATTCTCTTCTCTAAGAAGAGATATGTGGGTAATTTATATGAAAATGATGCAAATGCAAAACCGAAGCAAAAATCGATGGGGATTGTTTTGAAAAGAAGAGATAATGCAAATATAGTCAAGAAGGTTTATGGTGGTATCATTGATATCATCTTAAATAAACAAGACTTAAATTTATCAATTCAATTCTTGAGAGAGGAATTGAGTGATTTAGTGGAGGGTAAAACTGATATGAAAGATTTGATATTATCAAAGACCTTACGTGGGTTTTATAAAGACCCTACGAAAATTGCTCATAAAGTTCTGGCAGATAGAATTGCGGTTAGAGACCCGGGTAATAAACCAGCGGTCAATGATCGACTTCAGTATATCTATATCAAAAATAAAGATGCAAAACTTCAAGGAGATAAGATAGAAACTCCTGAGTTTATTCAAGAAATGGGTCTAGAACCTGACTATCTTCATTATATTACAAATCAAATTATGAAACCTATATTACAATTGTATGTACTATGTTTGAATGAATTAGATGATTATCAAGAAGCGGCTGATTATTGGACGAAAATTGAGGAGGAATTGAAGGTAAAAGAGATGTATAAGGATGATACGAGACGCAAAAATAGACTTGATAATTTGAAATTGATGAAAGTTCAAGAGCTATTATTTGATGAATTCATATCAAAATTAAAAGAACCAAAGGTAAAGGCAATAAAAGCTCCTAAAACGGCTGCTACTAAGGCACCAGCAAAGAAAAAGACTGAAATTGCAGTGGTTTCTGAGGTTGCTATCCCTGATAAGATTATGGGCGAGATTCGAATAACTGAAAGCAAAGTAAAGAAAACTATTTCATTCAAAGTAAAGGTGAATAGTTATAAGAAGGAAGGTGAACTTCCAGTAACGGAAACAAAAGAGAAGATTCTTAAGAAGTTATTAGCGGAGATTTACGATAAATTCCCTGAAAGTAAAATGGAAATTAAGATAAATTACAAGTCATTTATTAAGGATTATAATTCTTTCAAGGTCAAATATAATCAATTGGCTGAGTCATCGACGATATCAAATGACTTTGGTAAAATCAAAATGCAAAATGAGTTAATTAATGATCCTGAATTTATAAAAATAAAAGATAATATTATTCTTACTGAATAGTAAAAGATGGGTAATCGAGGTTCTTCTCCACCTCGTGAAATTGATCCAATATTAACACCTAACCCAAATATAACACCTAATAATCAAGGTTTGGTTAGTAAATTTACGGATTACAAGACTTACAATCTTGCTTTTATTTTTATTATTTTGTCAATCCTCCTTTTCAGATTATTTAGGAAACTTAAACTCCAAAAAATGATATAAAGATTTCTCAATATCTATAAATAAAAAAAGATGTAATTCACTAACTAATAGGCATTAGCCATTCAAATAAATTTAAAAAATATGAAAAAAATACCTTCATAATGGGACTATAGTTCAATGGTCTAGAATAGTGTTCTTATAAAGCACAGATCTGAGTTCGATTCTCAGTAGTCCTATTTAATTATTTTTTTTATTAGAATTGATATTTATTCAGTTCTGATTATATTTCCTTTTCTGTCATAAATATACAATTCAAAGTTATATCCTGCATCTATACAAGCTTGTTTCTTTAATGGTATAGTATTTATACCGTCATTATATGTTTTAAGTGATTTAACCTCATATATTTTATTTAAGGAAGGTATATAAGCATCACAATAATACCTGTGTTTTTCGCCTTGATAAGTATACCATATTTCAGGAACATCATTTCTATGAGAAAGAATATCTTTCACGGTATAACCCTCTCTTATAAGTTTTTCTAATAGAAAATTTTCATATCCTTGATATAATACAATTGTCCCACATGGAAATGTGAATTCCTTTGTACTAAATGCGTTTCTAAATTGCTTTTCAGATATTTCAGCATTTTGCGAAGCGTTTTCATATCCATATCTTTCTAAACAAGTTTCTTTAATTTTTTTTCTAATTTCAGGTGCTTGGAATATAAATTCAACATTATACTTATCCATAAAAGTTTGTTTTCCCTTATTTCTAACCTCTTCTGATTGGATTGAAAACTCCTTGCCATATTTTTCTAAGCAAGTTTTCTTGCACTTTTCTCGTACTTCCTTCGAGCTTGCACAATTTTCACTTCCATATTTCTGTAAACAAGTTTGTTTAGCTTTATCTCTAACTGCTTTTACTTTTAAAACACTATCAGTTTTATATTTAATCATACAAGTAGCACTTGTTCTTTTATGCATATTATCATAAGTACATTTCTTACAAAAGGCACCTCCATATTTGTATAAACATTGAAATGATTTATTATTTGAATTTCCACAATTGCATATAAAATCTATTCTCATTTTAATATTAAGTTTATCAATTTTATCTAAATCAATTTTACAATTGTCTCTTTTGATTATCTCCTTTAATAAATCTATATTATAATTAACCATTTTTTACTGATGAAAATTACAAAAATAAAATTCAATTTTTAATTAGTATAGCAATAGAGATTGTATTCCGGTTTATATTTATGATAGATTTCTTGACTTAATGTATTATTGCCCGGTCTTTCTTGATATGAGGGGATGTGGTTTTTGGCATAAAATTGAGAGCTGAAAGCAATGGTATCAGGTTCCATAGCAACTCCTTTAACTTCGCCTTTGCTATAAGGACTGGCATTATATGCAATTGAAGATCTATCCATTTTCTATTATTATATAAAGAGATTTATAATAGTAATTATTATAAAATGGCTGATAATAAAGATTTCATTAAAGATGGAATGGGAAATGATGAAATTATTGAAACTATTAAAGCTGTTCTTAAAAGAAAAGAAGAATCTGATGTAAAATCTCTGAAAGATATGGAGAAATTTGAAAAGGTCAAGGTTGATTTTGAGTTTTTTGCTGATAGATATCCAATGCTTTTTGACTTAACTCTTAGAGATGGGGAGTTTGATTGGAATTCTCTAAACTACTTCCTAATGATGAGACAAAAGATTATTGATGATAAAATGACTAGTGAGGATGCTTCTGTAAAAGTAGGAAAGGAATGGTTTGATAAACACGTGGATGTATCTAAAATTCACAAAAATAAAAAACATAAGAAATAAATGAGAGGTCTAATAGCTATAATCGTCTAATTCCTCAATATCATCATAATCGTCGTTATTATAATATTCGTAATCATAATCATCATAATCATCGTCAATCTCATCGTCAAACCTCACTTCTGTCATCTTTTCTTTTTCCTTGAGTAATTCTTCTTCATAGAATTTCTTATCAATCTCATCATAATCAATCACTGGTTCAGGTGGTGGCTTTGAGGTAATAAAGCGATAATGATCAATGACGTCTCTATCAAAATCTTGAATTGCAGTGGTATCAATGGATTTGTGAAGATCTTTAATAAACTCCCTATCCAAATAGCTATCCTTAAAATTATTCATATAATAAGAATAGTAATCGCATTTATTGCCAATTCTCTTATCGTCAAGATAAGCATTAATAAGAACACTCATACGATGATAAAGAACATTCTCTTTTAAATCCTTATTTGACATAAGAAAGGTAGAATAACCATTAAGATAGTCATTCATACCATTCGAATGGGTTGAATTTAAATAAGAGAAGAAGTCAAACAGCATTGCTATATAAATGATTAATAAAAATAAAAATCATTTTTTATTTTTATCTCTTTAATGTCCTTTTATTGTGGATAGTTGTTCCACCATACAATTTTCCATCTGTGAAATCTGGAGCATAATCGATAAAATAATCAAACAATGCATTAATTGGATTATTCCATTTTTTCCATCATAACCTTAATTTTAAGGTTCATTTGATTATTTTTGAATTTATATTTAAAAGATATATGATTTAATATTTATAAATGAATGAAAGCTTAGCTATTACTATTATGAATGATATAATAAGTAAAAATAATGAAGAAGTTTTAAATAGAATAGATATATGGAAATCAATATTAAAACCTGATAATTTTATTAAACTTTCTTATATATATTTATCATTTATTTATGAAGAACTTATTACTGATAATAATAATAAAATAAAAGAAGTTAAAAATAATATGAAGGAACTTTTATTTGTAAAAGAAATTGATAATGAAATAAGTAGACATAAAGCATGTATTTTTACTTTTATAAACTACAAAAAAGAAGTTATTTATAATACCGATTAAAAAGATGTATATTTATTAAGAAATAGATGCTAATTTAAATACTCATTATGAATTCATTACTTTTTTAATAATTTAAATTAATTCATTTTTATAAAAGTTATAACTTCTATTATAAAAATAAAATCCATTTGTTTCTAATTATATAAAATATAAGAATGAAATTCAAATTAATAATAAATGATATCTATAAGTTATTTGAATAATAGAATAAAAACGAGAAAATTCATAACAACTGCATATCTATCTATCAAAAAGAGGTTAAATGAAAATTTAATTGATATCATTATGAATTATACAGGTTTCATTAAGACTTCAAAGGAAGAGTTGAAAGAAGTTTTTGGATTAATTGCATTGGTAACCAATCGCATTTATTACATGTATTATAATGAAATAGCTGATTGGATGAATTATTATAATCACAACAATTATCAGATGATTGAATGGAGGAAAAATAAATTTGATATAAATTGGATTGTATTAGAACTTCTCAAGTCCTATTTTAAATTTAACTTAACAATCATAAGTAATAATAATTTCAAGTTAAATGAAAAAACATTTGAAATAAAAAATAAAAACCATTTAATTGAAATAATGAAACTTGAATGATCTTTAATTTAACTTCTAACTGCACAAACGATTTCCAAGACCTCAAAGATACTATCAAAATCAATAGAGATATCAATAAGAGTTTCATCGCGAGTGTCGAAGAAGACCAGATATTCGCGATTGAAAGACATGAAGGATAAATAAGGAAGCATAGTAGCAATCTTGTATCCAATGTTGGATATTTGATATACTTCAAAATACTGAGCTTGTGTGGGATCAGATATACTAATGACCTTCGTTTCAGTCATTTCAGAAATCTCAGCACAAATCTTTTCAGCAATGGTGACCATTTAATCTGATAATTATTTATTCATATAAGTAAAATCATTTTTTTTGTTTTTTTGAATTTAAATATTAAAAAAAGATTTTTATTGATTTCACGTATAAACGATAAAAAATGATTTTAAGATTTGAGGAGATTATTACCTCCAAACCATGGACGTCAAAACTTTGAAAACCGAGCTTTGCGACACAATCAAGCTTATGGCAACTGACCGACCCTATGACAGCTATCAAGTTTCCGCTGAGAAAGAGTTGCCTGCGGATAATGATGAATTTGAGGAGTTTGTCTTCGAAGTCATGGACGAGATTGGTGCAAACCTTTATGAGTTTTACTTGCCATCGTATGATTTCTACGATTCCTACTTCAAGTTTATTTACGAAGGAATGGATATGAGGTGTTATATGAATATTAATTCTGAGAATGAGGTGTATTTCTGTATCGGTTTTAATGGTGGTTGTTGTTGCAAGCTCGTTTCGTTGGATGAGTAGATAGGTAGTTATTAGAAAAAATGCCATTTTTGGCATTTAGGATAGTCGCTTAATTACATTTGAAATGATATCCTGGATTTTATCTAAATCAACTTCTTTTGAATGTCTGTAATGGATATAAAGGTTTTTGTTTTTGATGATAAGAGAAACACGATTATTAATCTTGAATTCCTGATATTTATATTCGACGCGATTGTCGATATCATTGGTACATCCGAATGAATGAGTTTGCATTTTCATTTCATTAAAAGCTAAGGCACATAAATTCGCTTTTACGATCATATTATCCAATTTGCGCAAATACACATATTGACTATCATTACTTAGATCATAAACATAGGAGAGATTGTTTCTATTGAAACTCACAAGAGTGGTTTCCTTGGTTAATTTAAATCGTCTCTTAATCCTATCAAGGAAATCATCGTTAATAGTTATATTCAACTTACTATCATCTGTTGAACTAGTGGAACTCAAAAGATAAATTTCAATGATATTTGTATCATCAGATAAGAGAGTAGCAATATTAATCATTTATAGTTAATATAATTATATCTTTTAATCAATTTTTTATTTTTCAAATAATTATAATAGATAGAAATAGAATATGAATGATTGTTATGATATTTCAATTTTGCCGAATTATAATGAACATTGTTGGTTAAATACAATACTCATGTGTGTTTTATACAGTCAATATTCAAGAGACATGCTTATTAATCATTCCATCCATTGGAAAGATGATATCTTTTTGAATATTATTCGTAATATCATTAATTCTTATTATTCAAATAAGAAAAATATTGATATTTTTTACAAATCCATTGTTCCTGCCAGATTGTTATATGAGCTTGTTTTGGAACGCAGTGGGAATGCAAGTTCTAAAAAGGTAACTTCTAGTAATCTTAAAGGTCTTAAATGGACTGAATATAATATCATAGATTTCTATCGATTTTTGGGAATTAATTGTGTAGATGTCATTTATTCACATGATAAATATTTACTTAATTATTTATCCAAAAAGCCTTATTCAAGTAGTGAGCCGCCTGAAGTAATTGTCTTATTTCATGAGGCATTAACAAAAGTTGCAAAACACCATCTATCTGGAAGTTCAGGTGTCAGCCGCTTTATTCTTGATAGTAAAAAGGCTGGAACAATTTCAAGTTTTGCAGATGAAATCGAATTTTTAGGAACTACTTATGTATTATCTTCTTGTGTTGTTAATAATCATGAAGAGGGATATAGGTATCATAGTACTGCAGGAGTTATATGTAATGGTAAAAAACTAGTTTATAACTCATATATAAATAAAGGTACTAGTCCCTGTTCTTTAATTAATTTCGATTGGGATTTGCGAAAAAATCAGGAAATGTGTTTAAATCCATATGATTGTGAATTAAATTTTAAATATAATATTAAAAGAGTGAAGGATTTGTGTTTTTCATTCGGCTCCGGTAATCGCTATTTAGTTTATGTTCAGAAAAGTAAGACCAATGTTACTACTATCAATCTTAAGATTGATGATATTAAGGAAGCCAAACCAGAACCAGTGGTTCAAGATATTATGGAAGAAGTGAAGAAAGTTAAGGAAATGACAGATATCGGTTTATATAGTGAAATTGAGAGTATTAAAAAAGCTCCCATAAATATCAAGAATATTAAAGCGAATTATAACAGAGATGAATTGGAAAAATATGTGTTAGAAAATCGATTAAAAGCTCTTCCGAAAGTGAAAGAAGTGGTTCCTGAAAAAGTACCGACGCCAGTACCTCCAGCAGTTGAAAATGAGGATGTAGAAGAGGCTGCACCGCCACCACCTGCAGAAGTGGAAGAAGAAAAGAAAGAGGAAGGAGAACCAACTACAGGAGGAACGCTTAAGAGAGCTACAAAAAAAGAATTGATATTTGCTATTAATAAAAAGTTGAATGGAATGAAAAAAACCAAATTAATTTCATTATATTCAAAACTAAGATTAAACCATTAGACATAAATCAGCATTTGCATCTTCTCTTTTCAGAGTTGGCAATTCTACCTCCTTATTAAAATATGCGTCCTTTGTAGTATTGTTAAACCAATTAAGGTAATAATACTTACTAATGGTTTCTTTAACTGCCTTAACGTACATCATTTTTGATAATTATTATAATTACAGTAAATATCATTTTTTATTATAAGTTATAAAATAGACATGGATAAAAATAAATGTCCTAAAGGTCAAATATTTAATCCAGAAACAAAAAAATGTATTAAAAGAGACAGTAAGAAAGGTATTGAGATTTTATTTAAAAATAAAGATAAACAAACTCTTAATTCATATGAATTAATTAATGGAAAAATAATGAAGAAATGTCCAAATGGTAAAATAAGAAATCCAAAGACTTTAAGATGTATAACTATAAAGAAAGAAACAAAAAGTTCATCAATAAATAAAAAAAAGAAGGCAATAACTAAAATAATAAAGGCAATCTCGCCATTTGTAAATCGGGTGTCCGCTGATGTTTATAAGAGAAATAGATATCTAATGATGGTGAAAAGAGAAATAAAGGAGATTTCAAAGACGGATAATGGATGTTTAAAGATTTATAAGATAAATCCCGATGGAACTGTCAAATATCGAATTGGAAATAATATAATTCTTAAAAAAAGGATTGGAAGTAAAAGTGCATTTGGTGAGGCATATATAAGTGAGTTTCGAGATAAATCTAAAAAACTATTGACGTTTGTGACGAAAATTTATAGATTTGATGAGAAAAAGACACCAAGAGAATTAATGTTATTGGAATTATTAACGAATAAAGTTCGTATGGATTTATGTCCACATTTTCCGATAACTTACGGTAGTGCTATCTGCAATAAGATAAGGATTCATATGAAAGATAATTTTATTCAATCAAATTCAAAAGAAAAACCAGTAAAACAAAACTGGAAATATTATCCAAATATATTAAAAGAGATTTATTTTAATAATGGTAAAATGATAAGTTTATTTAATGAGTTGGCAAATGGTGATTTAAAGAATTTTTTTCAAGTATATTCTACAAATACAGAATTATTGATAAATTCATATGTTCAAAATCAACTATCAATATTATTTTATTATTATCATACGGATATGGCACATAATGATTGTCATTGGGGTAATTTCCTGTATCATAAAATTAAAAAGGGTGGGTATTTTCATTATAAAATATTTGATAAAGATTATTATCTTGAAAATCTTGGATTTTTATGGGTCATCTGGGATTTTGATGCTTCAAAAGAAATAAGTATAAAAAATACGGAATATGACATGTTTTTAATGACAAATAGTGTCAAGGATTTTGCTTTAATAAGTGAATTTTATTTTCCAAATGAAAAAAAGGTAAAAGAACAAATTATAAATGGATTCAATATTTATATATGGAAAGAATTAAATGATGATAAAATTAAATTTTTAAATCAATTAAATGCCTTTTCAAAACTTTATATTCAAGATGCACAACATTTACAATTAAATATTAATTGGCAAAAGTTGATAAATTTTCTGAATTATATGCTTAAATATTTCGAAGATGTAAAATGGTTATTAACTGAATTACCTAAAGATGCAATAGTTATCAATAAAAACCCTTATGTAATAAAAAAGGAATTTATAAATAGACATTAAGTTATTCCCCAAATAAAACCTCGAGATAATCATAATCCCTTTCCTTAAATACCCTTGAAGGTTTCATTACTTCTGAAATCAAGTCTTCATACATCTCTTGATTATTATTCATCATCGCTTCGTAGTCCAATTCAAAGATTGCTGGATTTGATGATAAGAAATCCCAAATAATTTTATTTTGATTAGCCTCGAGAAGCTTAATAGCACTTGGATTATTGGATATATAAAACCACTTAATCATATCTGGATATTGCATAAGTATTTCCATTCCCGAGGGATTTAAAGACATTTCTTCCCATTCGATTAAATAAGGATGATCATCTAGAAATTGAATTGCTTTGGTATTTGTATTTTGAGAAAAGGCATTCCATTTTATTCTATTTTTATCTCTAAATAAAAGTTCAATTGCTTCATCATTTGAATTGGATGATAGAAATGAATAGTTTATTTTATCTGGATTTTCCTTTAGAAGTTGTATGGCGTAAGGGTGTGAATTGCTTGATAAATAATCCCAATTGATCTCGGATGGATATTTCTTTATGAATTCAATTGCGTTTGGCTCTCCTGATAATAGATAATTTCCAAATTTTAATTTCTTGATATCATTTCTATAAATCTCATAACAATTAGGATTAAAGACTAATTCATCATAATCAATATCTTTTTCATTACAAAGAAGGTAATTGATTGAATTTGGATTTGTTGAAAATTGTTTCCAATCAATTTTATCTGGATTAGCAAGAAGATAGTCCACTGCATTTGGATTGGATGATAAATAATACCAATCTAAATTATCTGCATCAACCCAGTCCTTTAATTTCCAAATTGGCTTATTTAAACTCATTTGATTGTTATGAATAGTTATAAAACAATCATTTTTTCAATTAGATATTAAAAAATAAAAAACCAATAATTATATCGGTTAGCCGATATAATTACATACTAAGCAATAAATAATTATTCTCCAAATAAAACCTCGAGATAGTCATAATCTCTTTCCTTAAATACCCTTGAAGGTTTCATTACTTCTTTGATTAAATCTTCATACATCTCTTGATTATTTTTCTTCATTGCTTCATAATCCATTTCAAAGATTGCTGGATTTCTTGATAAATTCATCCAATCAATCTTATGTTTATTTTTCTCTAATAAATGAATGGCATTTGGATTTTTTGATAAGAACTGCCAACTAATTTTATGTGGATTTGCCTCAAGAAGTTCAATTGCACCAGGATTTTCTGATAAATATATCCAAGATATTTTATTAGGGTTAGCCTTAAGAAGTTCTATCCCATTAGGATTAGAAGATAAATAAGACCAATGAATTTTATCTGGATTAGCCTTGAGGAGGTCTATAGCATTTGGATTTTCAGATAATAAACACCATACGATCTTATCTGGGTTAGCCTTAAGGAGGTCAATCGCATTTGAATTGGATGATAAGTAACACCAATGAATTTTATCTGGATTAGCTTTAAGAAGTTCAATTGCGTTTGGATTTGCTGATAAAGAATACCAATCTATATATTCGGGATTAGCAGTAATAAGGTCAATTGCATTTAAATTTTTATTTAAATCATACCAACTAATTTTATCTGGATTAGCCTTGAGGAGGTCAATTGCATTTGGATTTTCAGATAATAAACACCAAACAATCTTATCTGGGTTAGCCTTAAGGAGGTCAATTGCATTTGGATTTTTTGATAAGATATGCCATATCAATTTATCCTTATTAATCCAATCTCTCAATTTCCAAACAGGCTTATTCAAACTCATTGGTTTTTAATGGTAGTTAAAACAAAAATAATCATTTTTTATAAATAGATATTCATTTTATCAATGTTATTATTATTTTTATTAATTTTATCAATAGTTGTCACCTTTTTATTCAAAATTCAAAGTTATAAGATTGCTTATTTATTATTGCTATTTATTGGTTTAAGCATTACTGTCAAGTGGTTTGATAATAATAATATTATTAATAGTAATGAATGTTTAATTGGTAAAGTAAAGAAGATAAATGGAATTTTTTTCAATAGTTGTGTTGATTATTGGCATTTATTACATATCGTTTTATATATATTAATAGGTTTATTATATCCGAATGATTATACTTTAATCTTAATCATAAGTATTATTTGGGAATTATATGAACATTTCATGTTTAAATATTTAATAAAAAAAAGTAATTGTAATGAGTTTTCATGTCTACGAATTGAAGATGTATTTTTAAATTTATTCGGTTATTTCATTGGAAGTAGTTTATCGTTTCAATTAGACGAAGAAGAAAAAGCCAAAAGTTTGGCCTTTTTTAAAACATTGAACCTCAAATTTGCTCAATAAAAACCACTGAATTTAGACGGATATGCAATTTTACACCACCTAGCTCCTCATCCCGAATAATCTCACGAAGTTCAGGGTCAGTGATAATATGATTCTTCAAAGGACAGTTCTTGCGAACACACTTGCAGTAGAAACGCTTGTTCATTTTCGGCATATTTGGTTAAATAAATTACTTATTTTTTATAATCATTTTTATTGATTATTAATAAAAATTAATAAAAATTTAATCATCTCCAAATAAGACTTCGAGATAGTCGTAACCTCTTTCTTTGAAGACCCTCGAAGGCTTCATTACTTCTTTGATTAAATCCTCATACATCTCCTCATTATTTTTCTTCATAGCTTCATAATCCAATTCAAAGATTGCTGGGTTATATGAAAAGTTGTAATAAATGATTTTATCTTTATTTTCTTTAAGAAGTTCAATGGCATTTGGATTATAGGATAAATGAAACCAATCAATCTTATCTTTTTGTTTTTCTAAGATTCTAATTGCTTCAGGATTATCATTCGCTGAAAGCATTGACCAATTAATCTTCGATGGATTTTCCATAAGCAGGGAAATAGCATTGGGGTTTTCCGAAACACGAAACCAATTAATCCTTAAGGGGTTTTTCTTTAATAATTCAATTCCATTTGGATTTAGGGACAGAGAATAATAATCGATCATATTAGGGTGTTCCTCGAGAAGTTGAATAGCGTGAGGGTTTGCTGATAATTGAGACCAAACAACTTTATCAAGATTTTCTCTGATAAAGTTGATATCATTGGAATACATTGAGAAATAATCCCATTGAATCTTATCTGGATAATCCTTGAGTATTTTAGAGCCATTCGGATTTTCACATAAATTACGCCAATGAATTTTCTTAGGTTTAGTCTTTAATAGTTCAATTGCATTTGGATTAAATGATAATTGAGACCACACAATCTTTTTAGGATTTGCCTTTAACAACTCAATTGCTTTTGGATTTACAGACAATTGAGACCAAACAATCTTCTTCTTGTGTTTTGATAAGAAATCAATGGCATTTGGATTTAAGGAAAATCTTTCCCAATCAAGAGACTTCACATCAACCCAATCTCTTAGTTTCAAAATAGGCTTATTTAAACTCATTGAGTTTTCAATTATTGTTATTGGTAGTAATAACAAAAATCAATTTTTATATTAATCATCTCCAAATAACTCTTCAAGATAATCATAATCCCTTTCTTTAAAGACCCTAGAAGGTTTCATTACTTCTTTTATTAACTCCTCATACATCCCTTCATTAGCAGCCTTCATGGCTTTATAATCCAACTCAAAAATAGAAGGATTTTCTGATAATTGATTCCAACTAATTTTATTGCGATTCTCTTCAAGAATTTTAATTGCATTGGGATTTGCAGATAAATAATACCAGTTGATTTTATCTTGATTCTTTTCCAAAATACTTATTGCATTTGGGTTTTGGGATAATGAAGGCCAATAGATTTTATCCCGATTCTCTTCAAGAATCTTAATAGCATTTGGATTTTTAGATAACCATTGCCAATAAATGTTATTTAAATTTTTTTCTATTAAATCAATTGCATTTGGGTTTAAAGATAGAAAAGACCAATCAATATTATCATAATTTTCTTCCAAAATACTTATTGCTTTTGTATTTGCAGATAAATAGCTCCAATTGAGTTTATCCTGATTTCTATATAATAGGTCATGTGCATTTGGGTTTTGAGATAAAAATAACCAATTGATTTTATCCGTATTTTGTTCCAATAAATGAATTGCATTTGGATTACTTGATAAATAGCTCCAATTAACTTTATTTAAATTTTTTTCCAATAAATGAATTGCATTTGGATTATAAGACAGATAAGACCAATGAATCTTATCCTGATTCTCTTCAAGAAGTTTAATAGCATTTGGATTTACTGATAAATATAACCAATGAATCTTATGAGGATTCTCTTCAAGTAGTTTAATAGCATTTGGATTAGTTGATAATACTAACCAATCCAAATATTCAGGATTAATCCAATTTCTCAATTTCCAAACTGGTTTATTTAAACTCATTTTAATGATTATCATTCATAAATACAAAAATATTCAATTTTTTAATCACCAAACAACTCTTCAATATAATCATAATCAGGATTTTTAAAGACCCTTGAAGGTTTCATTACTTCCTTAAGCAACTCTTCATACATATCTTGATTGTTTAACTTCATTACTTCGTAATCCAACTGAAAGATGTTTGTATTTAAAGATAGACATGACCATTCAATTTTATCTTGATTCTTTTCCAAAATACTTATTGCATTTGGATTTTTTGATAATGAAGGCCAATAGATTTTATCCCAATTTTGTTCCAAAATCCTAATTGCACCAGGATTTCCAGATAATAGAATCCATGACATATATTCAATTTTATCCAAATTTTCCTCAATAATCTTAATAGCATTTGGATTTAAACATATATTTATCCAATCAATCTTTTCCAGATTTTTCTCGAGAAGTTTGATAGCATTGGGGTTTCTAGATAAAAATTTCCAATTAATTTTATCTTGATTAGCCTCAAGAAGTTTGATAGCATTTGGGTTTTTAGATAACTCTTTCCAATTAATTTTATCTTGATTTTGTTCCAAAATCTCAATAGCATTTGGATTTTCTGATAAGTTATTCCAATTAATTTTATTAGGGTTCTCATTGAGAACTTCAATGGCATTTGGATTTTCTGAAAATAAAGACCAATAGATTTTATCCCTATTATTTTCAAGAATCTTAATCGCATTTGGATTAGATGATAATTGACACCAATGAATTTTATCTGGATTAGCCATAAGAAGTTCTATTGCATTGGGATTATAAGATAATCTATCCCAATGGATTTTATCTTGATTAATCTTAAGAAAGTCAATTGCATTTGGATTTTGAGATAAATGACACCAATGAAACCTTTTATTTTGAATGTTTTCAATCCAATCTCTTAATTTCCAAACTGGTTTATTCAAACTCATATTTTTGATGATTATTAATAAATAACAAAAATCATTTTTTTTTAATCTCCAAATAACTCCTCAAGATAATCATAATCAGGATTTTTAAATACCCTCGAAGGTTTCATTACTTCTTTAATTAACTCTTCATACATCATTTCATTGTTCTTTTTCATTGCCTTATAATCTAATTCAAATATTGATGGATTTCCTGATAATAAATCCCAAATAATTTTATTTTGATTTGCTTCAAGTAGTTTAATAGCACCAGGATTACAAGATAAATGATGCCAATCAATGCCATTTGGATAATTCATAAGAAGTTCAATGGCATTTGGATTTGGATTCGAAGATAATTCAGACCAATAAATCTCATCTTCATTTTCTTCGAGAAGTTTCATAGCATTTGGATTAGAAGATAATTCAGACCAAACAATTTCATCTTCATTTTCTTCCAGAAATTCAACAGCACTGGGATTCGATGATAAAACATCCCAATCAATTTTATCTCGATTTTCCCTAAGAATCGTAATTGCTTCAGGATTTGGATTAAAAGATAATCCTCTAAAATCAATTTTATCAGGATTCTCTTTAAGAATTTTTATAGCATTTGGATTTGTAGACAAATAAAACCAATCAATCTTATCTTGGTTTTCTTCAAGAAGTTTAATTGCATTTGGATTTTCTGATAAAAACTTCCAATTAATCCTATCGCGGTGCTTTTCAAGCAATTCAATGGCATTAGGATTAGATGATAAATTAGTCCAATCAATTTTATCTTGGTTTTTCATTAGCAAGTCAATCGCATTTGGATTTGAAGATAATATTGACCAGTTTAATTTCTTTAAATCAATCCAATCCCTCAATTTCCAAACTGGCTTATTCAAACTCATTTTTGATAATGTACTAAATTAGATGATTTTAATTATTTATATATTAAAAATAAAAATCACTGTTATTATTGTGGTTATTATTTAAAAAAAAAGTTGAAAAATAATTATTGTATTTTATTATCAACTGCATATAATGGTGAAAATAGATTTAATGGTTATTGTATAGGTAAAAATTGTGAAAAACGAATATTTCAATTAAAATATATTTATAAAAAATTTAAATATGATAAAAATAAAAAATATGTTAATAAATATAAAAATATTCAATTATTAAAAAATTATAATGAACCTTTAATAGGTTTTTCTAATAGTTATTTTATTAATAATAAATATGGTTTAATGAATTATATAAATAATTATTATTATGATTATATTTTATTTTTTACAAATGTTTCTAAACTTAAATAATTTAAATAACAAAAATAAATCATTTTTTTATATGTATATATGATATAATATTTTAAAAACAAAAACATATTATTGTTATAATAATAAGCAAAAATAAAGAATATAAATAATATACTAAATATAATTCTTTTGTCAAACTTTTCTCATAGTCATACCATTACTATAAATGATATTTTTGGTTTCTACTTTACTTGTTGCTAATTTTTTTCTATCTTCTGGATTTATTAAATAAAATCTTGAACATATTTTAAATTCATCATTTGTTGTTTGTTTTTCTAAAAAAGTAACTCTAATCTGAAAATCATGATACATTGATGACGCAATAACAAATTTATCTATTTCTTCAGGCATATACTTATGACCTCCTATATAATAACTCAATTGAGCATTAATACCACTTATACTTTCATAACAAATATTGTCAATAATATCACCATGTCTATCAATACTAAACTGATAATAAAAATTACCATCAGTATCTCTTTCTAAAACACTAACATTTAACAGAGAAAAGTGTCTTGTATTTTTATATGTTATAATGTCAGTATTATCTTGATTTTGAATAAAAAATTTTAATGCATCGTTATAATTACAATCAGTTTCATTATGTAAAATTCTTTTTGAAAATAAAAATTCTTGTAGATTTATAGTAGTTGTCATTATATTTTTATTATTAAAAATCTTTAAATAGTTTGATATTTAATATTAAGAATTTAAGTTATTATCACAATGTTTAGGATAAACAAAATTTATAATACTTCCATTTGTAATATTACATTCTTCTAATGTTTTGTTATTTTTAAATTCTTTTCCATCAAGAAACATACATTGTTTTTCAATTGGAATACCTCTTGTTTCAAATATATGCTTTTTTATATCCATAATAGAATTAAATGAGTTAAGATTTAACTCTAAATCAAAATTATATAATGTTTTTTAATATAATTATTGGTTCCATTAACAATATATTATATTATTTCTTTAAATATTCAAAAAGTTATGATTTAATTGTTAATAATTATCAGGATATAAAAAATGATTTAATTAAACTTAAAAATAAGTATATATATAAATAATTATTAAAATGGACGATGAGTTTGGAACATTTTATAAAATAAAACTTCTTTATAAAAATACTATTGTTATTCAAAATTATAGAACAACACATTTTGAAAAAATAGTAGAATATCATTTAAGTAAAAAAAATGATCATTATTATTATTATAAATTTGATAATAATAAATTAGTATATATGTCTAATGAATTTAGGTGTAATCATATGATTAAAAATATTTATCATATAATGGAAAATATAAAAAAGTTAAATGATGGTAAAATTAAAACATATCATATATTTTACCAATTAGAGTTGGAAGTTTTATGTGATTATTTAAAAAAAAATAATATTTTACACAGAATTAAAATTGAATGTTATAAATCATATAAAAAATATTTATTTTATGATGAATATAATTTAATAGATAAAGGAATGTATTTTAATTATACTGATTCAAATTATGAAAAAAATAAAATAATGAATAATTTTAGGTTATATATTGAAGTTTATAAAGGTTTTACAAATTTATTTCATGAAACTGAAATAGAAAAACCTAAATTTGGAATATATTTAAATCAAAAACAATAAATGTTATATAACAATTTTGATATTTAAAGAAATTGGTTATGATAATTATAATTTAAGTTTTTATGTAAATTCCAAGGTGATACTATTATTTTTGGTTTTGGTGGAATTGTATTTATTTCTTTATTTTTATCACCTAATAATGAAGTAATTGTATTTACACCAATCATTTATTTTTAATATAACTAATATTTCTATTTATTTTAATTAAATGCAGAAAATAATGTTTTTTTTATTAGTTCTAAATCATTTATATCAATATGAGATTCTATATATTTAAATATTATTTCAGATTGTGTAATATTAGAATCACTTACAATTTGTATATATATATTATTATATATCAAACTATACACACTATATCCGTCTTCATTATCAATTCTAAAATCTTCATATATATTATTAAAAATATTATTAAGATTATCATATGTAGTATCAGTCCAATTAGACATATTATATTTTTTACATATACACATTTCATTTTTTTCTATTAAAATTTTGGTTTTTATTAACTTGTCTTTAGTATATGTTTGTTTTTGCAAATAATTATCATTCATATTATATCAATTTATAATTTTATTTTTATATTGAATAATATTATAAATGAAGGCATTTTAAATGATTCTGAAAAATCTTTTGTAATTACTTTATTTAAAGTTTAAAAATTATTATATAAAATAATGGATAAAAATAATAGAGACTTTAATAAATTTTTATATAATAAGTATGGTAATAAAAAACAATTCAATGATTCTGTAGAGAAAAATTATTTTAATTTACTAAATATGAAAATGATTGAAAAATCTAATAAGAGAATTGATGAAATTGTAAAAAGAATTCAAAATGATGTATCAAAAAATAATTTCAAAAAATTTTACCAAGTTAAAAGTTTTATTGAATATAAAAAAATTAAAGAATTTTTAAAAACATTAAATATAAATGGCTATGATTTTTTATGGTGTAATATAATAAATGAAAAATGTCTTGAAATGAATAAATTAGAAAAGATTATTGAAGGTAATTATTATTGTTGCCGTGATTGTGATACTCCAATGAGTTTTGTAAATAAGAAAATACCAGTTATTTATTGCTATTTTTATAAAAAAAATTGATTTATAATTATATTAAAGAATAAATATCAATATTATTAATGACAGAATTGGGTTCAAAAATTGAAAATAAATTATATAAAGAATTTTTTTATAATAAATAAAGTTGTTGCTATTAATAATATATTTATTTTAATATTAAGGATTTTATTATATATTTAAAGATAAACGAGACCAATTAACTTTATCAAGATTTTTTTCAATTAAACTAATGGCATTTGGATTAGATGATAACCAATACCAATCAATATCATCAAATGGTATCCAATCTCTTAATTTCCAAATAGGTCTATTTAAACTCATTCGTTTTTTATAAATTTAAATATTAACAAAA